ACAAGGGAGATTTCGCTGCGAATCTTTCATCACGTGCGCCTACACTTCTCCGTTATCTCAACGGTACGGCGGGTGCGTACGGAACAACTGATAAGATGATGGCACAGGCCGGTGTGCACGACATCGACCTGTCGTCAAAGACGAACAAGGCAAGCGAAAAGAAGACATGGGACAAGTCATCCATCGTAACGTCAGGAATGGAACTCTTCACCACACCACAGACGCTCACGTCGCCTGACGCGACGCTAGCCGCGCGCAACACACCGGTGCTTGACCGCTTCGCTTCGCTCATGTCGATCGAGTCATTGGAGATCACAGCGATTCGGTCTGCCGGTTCGATGTCTTACAAGACTGCAAAACTTAATCTCGTTGTCCACGATCGATCTCGACTGCACGAGATCGCCGCTCTCATCAAGCCTGACGCATATAGTCGCTCGACGTTGTCACTCACATACGGTTGGTCGCACCCTGATCGCAGCACAAACAACCCGATTGCGGACCTGATCAATCAGATGGTTGTGCATGACGAGAAGTATAACATCGTCAACTCGTCCTTCAGTTTCGGCCAAGGAGCCGGCGCGCGCATCGTTCTTAGTCTCGCAATGAAAGGCTCTTCAGAACTCAGCGTCGTGCGTATCGTTGACAGCAAAGACTTTGATAATTTGAACCGACGAATGCAGGAACTCTCCGAGATCTTTCGTGAAGCTCGCACCCGCTTGCCTGGTCTCACGAAACCTGAGCACATGAAAGAAGACGTTCGCGTCTATCAGGTCATCGACGCCGCCGCGAACAACGCAGAACTCATTGAGAATTTCACTGACAATGACAAGGCCGATCTCGGCTCGCTCATTAAGAAACTGCAGTCCAGCAAAGGCAAGAGCGGCGTCAACTTCGATGAGTTGAGTGAATATCTCAAGAATATGGACGAATTCTTGTCAAAAGGCAAGGAAAAAAACGCGCTGCTCTCCTCTGGCAATAAATCGACAAACAAGACACCGAACATCGACACGCTGCTTGGTGACAAATTTAAGACGATGATTGGTCATCAGAAAGACGGCAATTTTGCCGCTGCCAAAGATCCATTCTTTGATTTCGAGAACGATTACTGGAAAAAAGGGACAACAGCAGAAGACGAGGCTGAGATCAAGTCGTGGAAGACCGGCAAGTCGGAGAAGCCCCGCAAGTTCGTTTCACTCGCGAAGCTGATGCTCTACTACGTTGGTCTTCCACTGCAAGGTATTCCCGAGATCGACGAGGTGCAGTTCCTGTACTACCCGTTGAACACAGAGGCTGGTTACGCCGGTGGCACCAATCTCGCGGGCTTCCCAATCGAGGTGCAGTACTTCAAGGACATCCTTGCGGAATATGCTCGCAAGAAAGGCAACGCGAATATGACGATGATGGAGTTCATCCTGCTCCTCAACAACACTGTGCTACAGGACGTTCGTCACCCTGCCTACGGTATGCGGAAAATCTACGCGAGTCGTGATCCCAGCAAACCGAATGAGACACCCAAGTTTATCGGCAAATACAAGTCCGATGACGCCGCCGCGGCGATGACAGCGACGACCAACGGCGTATTTCGTAAGCCGGTCGTCGAGTTGCAAGTCGAGTGTCGCGGCGGGAGGCCTCTGCAACAAGGCGAACAACAGCGTGACAAGTCGGGTCTACGCATCCTCCGCATTCACATCTATGATAAACTAAGCAGCGCGTATGAGCCTACGTTGAAGATCATTCAAGCTCAACAGGGTCTTGAAAATCTCACAAAAGACGATACACCTGGCTACCACGCTATAACCGAGCTCGCCGACAAGATCGGGCTCGATCTAGGTGAAGGTCGCTTTAAATCTCAAGACGCGCTCAAACAGTTCATTAGTCAAGTTGTACCTGTACTTCAATATGGTGGCAACACGAGCGGGATTCTTGCAGCCACGATGGCCAGCATGCAGAATTCGGACCTCGCGACCGTGAACATTCAGCGCTCGATGGGACAGGCGTACAATTCGGAGCCGAACGGCTCCTCGACGAACGCGATCCCACTTCGCGTGCAACCTTCTCAACTCGATCTCACGCTTCTCGGCTGCCCGCTGCTCAATCCGGCGCAGCAGTACTTTGTTGACTTCAATACAGGGACGACCGTCGATGATCTCTATACACTCACTCATCTCTCACATGTTATCAACGCTGGCAAGTTCGAGTCCACAGCCAAGCTCATACCCATGAACTCATACGGCGTGTACGAGTCCATCGCCTACAAGGTTCGGACTCTCAAGAACACTCTCGAAATTCTCATTAATAAGACGAAAAATCCGTACAAAACCACGGGTAAAGATTAATCACGAGTTCATGAAGTGTATTAGCCTCACGACGTATGATCGGGATCGACCGGAAGTTCTGTGATCTAGAGAAACACGTCTTTACCGACGCGGGGAGGCCAACTTTGACGCTCGAGCGTCTGATCGGCTGCGATTGGGTTGGCCTCGTGACGGATCACACCGATCCTGGGTGTATTCTGACGCTCTTCGAGCTCGAAGGAAAAGCTTTCGACACGGCCGTGCCACAGAAGTTCGACAAAGTGTCGGAATTGCTAGGCAAACACAACCCATGGGCGCTCATTCATCCATCTAGACGTCTCTGGTGGGCGCTCGATAAGTTGAAAGAGGCTCAGAGTCTTGTCGACGCGTGCGACCGAAGCTATCACCGTGACGTCTTCGTACCTTGCACATCACTCTTCGCGAAGTTGACGCCCTGGAGAGTCGACCCGGGTGTGATTGATAGCGACGATCCGATGGCCGTCTCGTGTCACGGGTCCAATGGGTGGGTGGAGCCGCCGACGTACAATCGCTTTGGCACGAGGACGGGTCGTCTGACCGTCACGGAAGGCGCGAGGGTGCTCACCGTCCGTCAGACCACGCGCGCCTTCTTCGTGGGCGTGGACCCCGACCATCTGATGGTGCAGTTCGACTTCACCTCGCTCGAAGCGCGCGTCGCCCTGACGCTCGCTCGGCAAGAAGTGTCCGTGAACGTCGACCCGTACGTGGAGATCGCTAAGCTTATGAGCATCGCGGACCGCGATGAGGCCAAGAGAGCGACCTTCGTCGCCTTGTACTCTGACCCGACCGACGCGAATCAGCGTGACCCTCGCGTCTCGACTGTGCGTCGCATCTTCAAACTGGGCGAGCAGTTCACGAGACTTAAGCGCTCGATGGACGCGGGCATGCCTGTGCGTAACTTCTACGGTCGCGTGATCCAGGACGTGACTGAGGCGACCCTCTACAGCAACTACGTGCAATCGACCGGCTGCGACGTCACACTGCTCGGTTTCCAACAGCTCACGCGCGCCCTCGAAATCTTCGACGTGAAGCCCCACTTCTTGCTGCACGACGCCTTGTTCGCGAGCGTGCCGGTGAAGCATCTTAAGAACGCTGCTCGCCTGGCCGCTTTGGGTGTGAACGTGCCGAATTTCAAACTTCCGTTCCCTATCAAGGCTTCGACGACGACTGGGAGACCTATACTTTGAGTCGATGTTGAGCGAAGAACAAATTGTGGCGAACTGGGAGAAGTTCTGTGGGCTCCTCCTCCAAACCGGTGAGCACCGAACCGAGCAGATTCAAGTGTTGCTTGATTACTTCGGCGACCGTCTCGTGATGACGCCGGCCTCCTCGCGAACGGAGTATCATAACTGCTTCGTCGGTGGCCTGGTTGACCACTCATTGCGTGTGCTCAAGATGTGCACTCGTCTCATGAAAGTAATGCCGGACCTCTATAAGAACATCCCAGAGGAGTCTATCGTGTTCGCTGCGTTGCTGCACGACCTCGGCAAGGTCGGCAACCTCGAGCACGATCGCTACATCGCTCAAACCAATGATTACTACCGTAATAAGGGCAACTTGTACGAGATGAATCATAAGATGGACTACTCAACGGTCGCCCACTCAGGCCTGTTTCTCATCCAGCACTTCGATATCAAGACTACCTGGGGCGAGTGGACAGCCATCCTCCTGAATGACGGCCCGATCTTGACTGAAAACAAGCCGTACTGCATGAAAGAACCAGTCTTGGCCCTGCTCGTTCACCAGGCCGATCGCTTGGCCTCAGAAGCAGAAAAGCACCTCTGAAACTCGCGCTAAGCACTTGAACAGACTATATTTAGTGGTACCTGTGACGGATGATCGCAGGCCCTCTCAACACCCTCTAAACATCCAGAAAACGACCAAAAACTCACATGGCTAAGGTAGACATCAACGCGATTCGTAAGCGACTCGAGCAGATTAACGCGGGAGGCGGCCGCTCCGGCGGCGGCTCCAAGTGGAAGCGCTGGAAGTACGAGGGCCCGGGCACGTTCACGATCCGCGTGCTCCCCTTCGCGGACGCGGACCCCGGCATGCCGTTCCCTGAGCGCATCGTGTACTACGGCATCCAAGGCGACGGCAAAGGCATGATCGTCTCGCCGGAAAACAACGGCGGCGAGGATCCGATCAAGAACTTCCGCATCGACCTGTACAACCAGGCGAAGAACGCAGAGACGCCGGCGCAGGCTGACGAGCTCAAGAAGATGGCCAAGCTGCTGTCCTCGAAGACGGCGAACAGCGTCGCTGTCGTCGACCGCTCGAAGGAGGGCGACGGCGTTCACATGTGGTCCCCGAACTACACCGACGTGCAGCAGCTCATCGCGCTGTTCATGACGGACGCCGGCGACTACACCGACCTCACTGAAGGCTGCGACCTCGAGCTTGTCGTGAGCGCCGGCAAGAAGATGAACCAGAACACCGGTAAGCCGCTGCTTGAGGCGAAGATCTCGGCGAAGCGAACGAACAGCCCGGCTCACAAGGACCCCGCGATTGTCAAGACCTGGCTCGAGACGATGCCTGTCATTGACGACTACTACCCGGTCACCTCCACCGAGGACACGGCCAAGAAGCTGCAGGAGTGGCTCGACGCTGGTGACCACAAGACTGGCAGCGACGGTCTCGCTCGTGGCGGAGCTCCCAAGGCAGCCGCTGAGAAGCCGGCTGTTGAAGAGAAGGTCGTCGAGGCTGAGAAGCCTGTGGAACGCAAGACTCCTCCGGTCAAGCCGGCGGCAAAGAAGACCTTGCTCGCCGACGTCGCTGACGACATGGACAGCGCGCTCGACGACCTCGAGACCTGAGAGCGACAGCGACACTGGAAGACGGCTCCTCAACGGAGCCGTTTTCGTTTGCGGTGGAAGCTCGTAGTTTGACGTGAGGTCGAGAGTACTAGTTCTCGATACTGAGCGTGAGGAAAGAGCAGCCGGTTTTTAACCGGTCGGTTGCGGGTTCGATCCCTGCCCATCGCACGAAGAAAGAGAAAGATGAGCACAACGAAGAAGAAGGCAGAAGACGCAGCTCCGGCCGCGCAAAAAGGTCTCGGCGACGACTTCGTCCAGGACCTCATCAAGGATCTGAATCGCGAGCATCAGACCCGTGTGGCGTGGAACCTCGGGACAGACCTGTCGCCGACACACGTCAAACGTTGGGTGTCGACCGGAAGCGTTCAGCTTGACTACGCCGTCGCCAACAAGAAGGGCGGAGGCCTCCCCGAGGGTCGCATCATTGAGATCTACGGGCAGCCGAGCATTGGCAAGTCTCACATCGCGGCGCAGATTTGCCGAGCCTGTCAGCGTATGGGTGGCATTGCCGTTTATATCGACACTGAGAACGCCGTCAACCCTGAGAACCTGCGTGCGCTTGGCGTGGACGTTACCAAACGGTTCATCTACGTCGAGACCGGATGTGTCGAGGATACGTTCCAAGTTATGGACTCCATCATCACCAAGACGAAGACTGCCAACAAGGACGTGCCCGTCGTGATCATTTGGGACTCTGTCGCCGCCACGCCCGCCAAGGCGGAGCTTGAAGCCGAGTACACTCAAGAGAGCATCGGCTTGCAGGCTCGTCAGCTCAGCAAGGGCTTCCGCAAGATCACACAGCTCATCGGCAACCAGAACATCACTCTCGTTTGCCTCAACCAGATCCGTACGAAGATCGGCGTCATGTTTGGCGACCCGATGACAACCCCGGGAGGCTTGTCTCTGCCGTTTCATGCCTCGACGCGCATCTCGCTCACAGGTGGCACTCGCATCAAAAACAAGAACGACGAGCTCATCGGCATCAACGTCATCGCGTCGGTTGTCAAAAACAAGGTTGCCGCGCCATTCCGCAAGATCCACTTCCAGATCCATTTCGGGAAGGGCATCGTAGAACACGAGGAGCTCTTCGATGTTCTACGCGAGTACTGCGACAAGAATAAGATCGAGAAGAACGGCAAGTTGCTGTCGATCTCCGGCACCGGCTCGTGGAAAGATCTCACTGTTGTTGACGCGAAGACGGGTGAAGTCATTACGGAGAAGAAGTTTTACAAGACAGACTTCGGCGACCTCATGCGCGATCCGACGTACAAGACGATCATCGCCGACATCATCGACGCGGCTCTCGTGAAGACGCCCGAGCAGGCGAAGACTGACCAGTACGACACAGACGTCGATGAGAATGCATACGTTGAGCTCGAGACGGTCAAGCCCGCCCCCAAGTGAGCTAAAAGAAGGGCATGAGCCTCACTCGCCTGTTCTTCAAAAAAGCTGATCCTCGCGCAACACTCCCGACCCAACGGAAGGGAGACGTTGGTCTCGACGTCCGATGCATCGACGACTTCGTGATCCCAGCCGGAAAGACCGTCAAGGTCTCCACAGGCCTGATGCTCGCGAAGTCGCCTGAGTCTGGTCTCGGCGCCACCTTTCTCAAAATGGAAGACCGCTCAAGTATGGCTCTGAAAGGAATCTTCAGTCACGGCGGCATCATCGACCCGTCGTATCGTGGCGTGTTTCACGTCATCCTGTTCAACTCGAGTGACACTGACTTTGTCGCCAAGGCTAGCGATAAGATCGCGCAGATCGTAATCTACCCGGCCGCGTTCAATCATCTGTGGTCGTACGTTGAGGTCGAGGAGTGTGATGAGATTGAAGCGAGCACTCGCGGTGCTGACGGCTTCGGATCGACAGGGCGATGAGTCGCCAAGAATTAATCGGAAGCGTAAGACGAATCCCGTATGGTCCACTGATTCAGGTGTTGTCCGTTGAAGGTGATGAAGTACTTGTTGCCTTCATTGAATCTGCTCATGATGATGATGTGTGCAACTTATCTCTTGAAGAAGTGTTAGCGATGCCTCTCGCTGAGTAGCAAAGTCGACGCGTTGATCCCCACGAGATCCATCTCCCACAGCGTGACAAAGACGTAACCGCTCTCGATGGCTACGCAAGCCTTGTCTGCATCCTTCGAACGAACGACATCCACGTCTCTAACTTGTTTCCAATCCTCATCCGACATCAGGCGAGGGTTGCAATGCCAGAAGTCGCCGTTCACCTCGATGAGCAGGTTGAGCGACGGGACGTGGATGTCGTAGCAGTAGGTTCGATCACTGCTGACGAGAGGATATGAATGAGTCGCGTCGGGGTGACATGCGAGGACGTCGGCATACACTCGCTTCTCGAGCTTGCTGCGCATGACCGCCCCGCCACCGTAAGTGAACTTACCTTCTCGCCACATTCGCTTGGTATTTTCGCTGAATGCGCGACGCGTTTCCGGAGTCACCTCCGGCATAGTAGGTTTCCAACCCTTGGCCATGAGCTCATGTTTACTAGCGCTCATTATCGCGCGTGTTTCGGCAGACATCTTCTTGCCTCGCATCGGCGCGTTCACGATCATCCATTCCGAGTGACGCTTACTGTGTTCCTCGAAGTAACCGTTCGCGCGCTTCGTCGCGACGATCTTCGCGTATATTTCGCTCTTCCGCGCTTGCCACTCCGGGTTGAGCTCGCGTTCTTTGCCACGCTGAGAGATAAGCGCTTTTGTATCTTCGGAATGTGTTTTACCGATGTGTGAGGCAGCGATTTTTGCGTTCCATTCGTCGGTATGAGGATTCTTTCGACCACGAAGCTTGGGAGCCACCTTCTGACCGACAGAAGCACGTGCCAGACGCGCACATGCGGCGTACTCGATGCCGAGCGCCTCCTTCAATGTTTTGATTACCTTGTTCCGACCGAGACAGAACTCGGCTGCCAAGTCAGTTATACTAAAGCCAGTGCGATATCGTGCGCACATCGCGTCGATGATCGATTGGTCGAGGACTCTGAAGTTCTTGTGTCGCATCAGGACTAAGTAGATACTAACAAATGCAAGTACAAGAAACTCTTCCAATTTTACTGGTCGACATGGCCAATCTCTTCACAAGGCACTACGTCGTAAATCCGGACATGACCACGAACGGTCAGCAAATCGGAGGCGCGATCGGTTCTCTCAAAACCCTTCGTCGTCTCGTTTACGATCTTTCTCCAGCTCAAGTGATCATCGCGTGGGAGGGTGGCGGATCGACGAAGCGACGTGCCATCTACTCTGAGTACAAGGCGAACCGCAAGCCTGAGCGTCTCAACCGCTTCTACGAGGATGACATCCCGGATACCGAAGACAATCGCGTCTGGCAGATGGCGATCCTCGCGCGAATGCTCAAGCGCTTCCCCGTCTGTCAGGTCTACGTGTCGGACTGTGAAGGCGACGACGTTATCGCTCATCTGCACCGCAACCAGTTCAAGGATCGGAAGAAGATTATTCTGTCGAACGACAAGGACTTCTATCAGCTGCTCGACGAGAAGACGAGCATCTACTCGCCGCAGTCGAAACGTCTTCACACGATGGAGGACGTTAAGAAGGAGTTCTTCGGGATCCAGGCGCACAACTTCGCCCTGGCGAAGGCGTTGTGTGGTGACAAGTCCGACAACATTCCCGGCGTCAAAGGGCTCGGCTTCAAGACACTTGTGCAACGGATCCCTCTACTCATCTCGGATGCGGAAATCACCATCGACCAGGTCATCGAGTACGCGAATGTGCGGCGCAACGAGGCCAAGGTGATGATGAACGTTGTCCAGAACGAGCAGTTGATCCGGACCAACTGGCGCCTCGTTTACCTGGGAGGTTCAACGCTTACGCACGATCAGGCAGCTCGCACCGATACCATTCTTGCAGAGCATTCTCCCAAGATTGACATGCTATCGTTCATGCGCGACCTCATCGAGGTCGGAGTGCGGACGATTGAGAACCCGCACGACTTTTGCAGCGCGTTTATGCCGCTGACCAAACGAGCCTGAAGGAGACACAATTGAGCGAGATAACGGCCGATAGCGCGCCGAGCGCGGTGACGTTCGGACAGTACGGGCAGCATTTTCAGAAGAAGGTCGTGCAGGCTCTCCTGTGTGATCCGGTGTGGGCAGAGCAAGTCTCAGAGGTGTTGGAGCCTGGGTACTTCGATCTCAAGTATCTTCACTTCCTCTCCGACCGGTACCTCGCGTACGCGCGGAAGTACAAGACGTATCCGTCGCTCCAGTTGCTCGTCACCATCGTCAAGGACGAGCTGAAGCAGGGCAACGACCTCGCCCTGCGTGAGCAGGTCGTCGGGTATCTGAAGGGTCTTCGAGAGGCTCCTGACATGGGCGACCTTCCGCTTGTCAAGGAGAAGGCGCTCGACTTCTGTCGTCGCCAATCTCTTAAGCGTGCACTCGAGAAAACGGTTGATCTCATCGAGACCGAGAACTACGAAGCCATCGTTGACACCATCAAGAGGGCTGTCTCTGCTGGTACCGCATCGTCGCTTGGACACGATCTGTTCGAGGACGTGGAGGCACGTTACGTCGGCCTGAAGCGCGCCACGATCGCCACTGGTCTGCCGGAGTTGGACACGCTGAAGATCCTCAACGGTGGATCGGGTCGCGGTGAGCTCCACGTCATGATCGCGCCGACCGGCGTTGGCAAGAGCCACTTCCTCGCGTACATCGGCGCCAACGCGATGCGTCAGGGCTTCAACGTCTTGTACTACTCATTCGAGCTCTCAGAGGCGAAGGTCGGCATCCGCTTCGACTCGAACTTCACTGACATCGATTCAAACGACATCATGACCTGTAAGGATGACGTCGCGAAATTCTACTCCGAGCACAAGCTTGGCAAGCTCAAGATCAAGTATTTCCCCACGAATGAGCCAACCGTTCAGACACTTCGCGCTCATGTTGAGAAGCTTGCTCTCAAGGGTTTCGTGCCCGATGTCATCTGTGTCGATTACGCAGATATCATGCGTTCGTCGCGACAGTACGACCTCCCGCGCATGGAGCTCAAGCTCATCTATGAGGAGCTTCGAGCCTTCGCTGCCGAACGCAATGTGGCACTGTGGACCGCGTCGCAAAGTAACAAGGAAGGATCTACCGCAGAGGTTGTTGACATGAGTAACATGTCCGAAGCTTACGCGAAAGCCTTCATCGCCGACTTCATCGTCACACTCTCACGGCGCGCTGGTGAGAAGGTAAGTGGTCTTGGTCGTCTCTACGTTGCCAAGAACCGAAACGGTCTCGACGGTCTCGTCTTCCCAGTCATGATTGACACAGCGCGAAGCAAGCTCGTCATCTGTGGCGAAACCACCACACCAGACGAATGTCAAGCTGCTGCTGATCAGGACGTCAGACAGAAGTTGAAAGATCGTTTTGCCAAGTTCAACAATGACGGACTCAATCTCAAGAAGGTCGGCTAGTCGACACATAGCTTAGCATCTGGCTGCTCTTCCAGGAACCATGCAAGATAAAAACGTGAAGCTTTTCACCCATGAGGAGGCTATCGCAGCCTCCACCAAGTACTTCAAGGGCGACGAACTCGCTGCAACCGTGTTCATAACGAAGTACGCGCTTCGAGACGGTAATGGAGATCTGAAAGAAAAGACACCGCATGATATGCATTGGCGTCTCGCAAAGGAGTTCGCTCGTATCGAGGCGAAGTACCCCGCACCGATGAGCGCAAACGAGATCTTCGAGCTGCTCGAGGGTTTCAAGTACATTGTGCCGCAAGGCTCTCCGATGAGCGCTGTGGGGAATCCGACGCAGGTGCAGTCGCTGTCCAACTGCTTTGTCGTCGCGTCTCCGCTCGACTCGTACGGCTCGATCGCTCGCGCCGACGAGGAGATCCTGCAGGTTCAGAAGCGCCGTGGTGGATGTGGAGTTGACCTCAGCAACATCCGGCCTCGCACCATGACCGTCGCGAACGCCGCTGGCTCGAGCGACGGGCTTGGCATCTTCATGGAGCGTTACTCCAACACGACACGCGAGGTGGCGCAAGGCGGACGTCGCGGCGCGTTGATGGAAACGGTGAGCATCAACCACCCTGACGTTGAGAGGTTCATCGAGATCAAGCAGGAGCGCGACAAGCACGGCGAGCTCACAAAGGTGACAGGCGCGAACGTGTCGGTGCGTGTCACTGACGAGTTCATGAACGCCGTTGAGGCTGACAGCGAGTTCACGCTACGGTGGCCCGTCAAAACCGATCGCTTGGCAGCGAAGTTCACAAAGACGGTGACGGCTCGAAGCTTGTGGAAGAAGATGATGCACGCGGCTTGGGTCGCTGCCGAGCCCGGAGTGCTCTACTGGGATACCGTCACGAAGTGGTCGATGGCCGACGAGTTCGCCGACAAAGGCTTCGAGACGATCTGTACGAACCCATGTTCTGAGCTCCCTCTCAGCGCCTACGACTCGTGTCGCTTGCTGCTGCTCAACCTCATTTCGTACGTTAAGAACCCGTTCAAGTCAAACGCTTCCTTCGACCTGGATCTGTTCGCGAACCACGTCGTCAAAGCGCAACGCTTGATGGACGACCTCGTTGACCTTGAGCTCGAGGCTGTTGACCGCATCATTGCCAAGATCCTCGAGGACCCTGAGTCGGAGTTCGAGAAGATTCGCGAGCTCAACCTGTGGACGAAGGTTCGTGAGGCTTGCAGCAACGGCCGTCGCACCGGCACCGGCATCACCGCTCTAGGCGACGCTCTCGCTGCGATGGGCGTGATCTACGGCGACAAGGCTTCGATCGATGCGACCGAGCTCATCTACCAGACGCTCGGCGTGAAGACACACGAGAGCAGCGTGAACATGGCTGTCGAGCGCGGCGCGTTCCCAGCTTGGGAGCTCGGACGCTACAAGGACAATCTGTTCGCCGCACGCCTCGCGAAGGCTTCCACGCCGGAGATCAACGCGCTCTTCGAGAAGCACGGTCGACGTAACATCGCGCTCACGACGACGGCTCCGGCTGGCAGCGTGTCAACGCTCACGCAGACGACCAGCGGCATCGAGCCAGCCTTCTTGCTGCACTACAAGCGACGCAAGAAGCTCGTGCAGACCGAGATCGATAACGGAGCGGTTGTTGACTTCGTCGACGCGCTTGGCGACAAATGGCAGGAGTACGACGTGTATCATCATGGCGTGAAGCTGTGGATGGACGCCACCGACGAGACAGACATCACGAAGTCGCCTTATCACAAGGCGACCAGCGCTGACGTTGACTGGATCGCGTCCGTCGATCTGCTCGCAGCCGCCCAAAAGTGGACCGAACACTCCATCTCGAAGACGATCAACCTTCCGGCGAACGCGACCGAGGAGCTCATCTCCGAGGTCTATCTGAAGTCGTGGAAGCTCGGCATCAAGGGCGTGACCGTCTACCGTGACGGTTGCCGATCTGGCGTGCTCATCGCTGCTGACGAGAAGAAGGCCAACGAGGCTGTTGAGACGCCGGTAACGACCATTGCTGAGCGTCACGCACCCAAGCGTCCGAAGGAGCTGCAATGCGACGTCGTGCGAGCGACGGTGAAGGGTGAACAGTACCTCGTGCTCGTCAGTTTGCTCGAGGGGAAACCCTACGAGGTATTCTGCGGGTTGTCTGACAAGGTCGCGTTGCCGAAGCGAATCAAGGAGGGCAAGCTCATTAAGAACGGGAAGAAGGATGGTCTGTCCACGTACAATCTCGTCGTCCCGTACGGCGACGACGATGAGATGACATTCAAGGACGTCGCGAACCTGTTCGACAACCAGATGTACAGCGCCTTCACACGCGTTATCTCGATGTCACTGCGCCATGGTGTCCCGCTTCAGTTCGTCTGTGAGCAGCTGTCGAAGTCGAAGGACGAGGACATGCAGAGCTTCGCTAAGGTCGTGTCGCGCGTGCTCAAACACTACATCCCGGACGGCACGAAGTCGTCGACTGACAAGGTTTGCGGCACGTGCGGCAGTGACAATCTTGTTTACGCTGAAGGATGTATCTCTTGTCCTTCATGTGGTTTCTCAAAGTGCAGCTAAGAGCTGTAACATTTGATCAAGTTCGAGTGACTCGCGAGCAGACGGCTAGTCTTTCGGCATGCAAACTTTGAACGTGATTGTGACTGATGCCACTGCTTCTCAATTGTTGAGTCGCGGCGTTGACGACGCTCGACTCGGCAAAGCTTTAGACCGCATGCTCATACAGCGACATGGCTCGCAAAGTGTTTTTGGCGCAGCCAACGAGACCATCGCGGAGGAGACGTTACTTTCCTTGCCCGAGGTTTTGAAAGTGGAGACGCTCAACGAGATGAAAGATGTCGGCGACTTCCTTGTCAGCATTTGGGAAGCCCCGAACGTCTCAATCGTTGTTGAGAACAAGACAGGTCAGCATCACGCCGGCGTCAACGGTGGGACGGTGATCGCCTACGTGAACAAGACGCACGGCGAAGTCACTGATCGTTTGTACACATCTGCTGATCTCTCGCTGGTGACAGTGCCTGCTTTCTTCGACGGCGAGTGGAGATTGCTTTGTGCATTGACAAGCGAGATGAAGCACAGTAAGAAGCATCCAATCAAGCTTCAGCAGAAACAGAGTATCTCTGTCGCGAAGCTCAACACCTCGGGGTACGCCTGGTCCACAAACATCGTTGAGACGCTCCGTCGCGCAGTCTTTGAGAAAGTCTTGAAGGAAGCTAACGAAACAGCACAATACAATCTTGAACTAGATTCTTGTGTATGTGTTGAGGATGTCAATGACATTCAACCAGAAGCACAAATCTAGAAAAGAGAAGCAATGGCGTTCCATTCAACGCATTATGAAGCAAAACTGATCAAGGTAATCGACGGCGATTCACTTCGAGTAAAAATAATGCTTGGTTTTAACGTGGAGATCACGACTGATCTCCAGCTCTCTGGCTTGGACGCGATTGAGCTCATCGGTGCCAACGGTCGCGAAGCCCGTCTCGTAAAGAAGGAGCTGACCGAGTGGCTCCGCGCTGCCGACATGATCACGATCCAACCTACGGGAGGAACGACTGGTGCAGGTAGATGGTATGCACGCGTCGATGTGCAGGACGCCGATGGTAAGGGGTTCTGCGTTAACGACGAACTCTATTCACGCAGTTTGGCTCATGTTTCTATGAAGAGCTAACAACTATCTTCAGTCGATGTAGACTGAGCAGATGAAGATGTTTATGACTCTCGCTGTTTTTGCATCCATTCGCCAGACGAAGACGTCACGCTGATGGCGCGCGCCGACAAGAAGGTAGTTGAGAGACAAGTGGTCGTTCTTGACGGGGACGATTGGTCCGGCCTCTACATCGATGGCAAGCTCGTCTACGAGAATCACAGGATCCTGCTGCACGAGCTGGCGAAACATCTGGGATTCAAGATCATCAACGTCCCCGGCGAAAAAGCGTGGGAGTCTTACGGCTACCAATGTCCCGAAGCGCTCGAGGATTTCAAGCCTTCGGAGACTTGACATGGCTCACATATCGCACCTGATCGAAGATAGAGACATCACGTTTGACGACATTGCGTCGATCGCATTTCAGATCCAACACGGGACATTACAAGGTGCGACACAGAAGCTCGACGGAGCAAATCTGATGTACAGCTGCACCTCCAAGATGCAGACTCGTGCTGCACGCAGCGAAGGTGACATCAAGTCTGGAGGCATGATCGGTGCGCTACTGGAAGCGAAGTTCGAAGGCCGCGGCCTCGTTCAAGACACGTTCGCGACTGGTTTCGAGACCCTCCGCCGTTCAGTTCTCTGTCTTACGTTACGCGAGGTTGCCAAGGTGTTCGAGAATGTGCGCTTGTGGTATTCAGCCGAGATTATCTACACCAAGAATCGCAACGTCGTTACGTACGAAGGCAACACACTTGTTCTTCATGAGCGACCGGTATTGTGCTTCGACGGTCAATCCGTGGTAGAATATGACAACGAAGGCTTCAAGTCGATCGAGGCTGGCATTCATGACATGAATGAGAGTAGTAAGCAGTTTGACTGGCGTGTTCGTGGCCCTCAAAGGATCGACTTGCACAAGATGACTGACGACGTAGCGCTGCAAAAGCTCCTGTCAGTTGTCTCACGAATGGGTCGACCGGAAGTAACACTGCAGAGTTGGCTCATCAATCGAGCTCGTGACGACTTGAAAGCTTATGGCATGTCCGAGCCGATGCTCGAAGCAGCGTCGTTACGATTGTCTGAGGCCAAAGGCGCTCCGTCGTTGACCGTTCTGCGCGCACGTGTTCCCTTTTCGGTTGCTGCCAAGTTACGCACTTCTGATGAATGGGTAACACGACAACTAACGACTCTCGACTTCGCGCTCTTCGACTTCGCGGTCGCCGCCTTGAGCAATGTAAAACCGTCGTTGATCGTTGATCCTGACATGGAAACGACGCGTATTCGCGAGCAGCTCAAAGAAGCCCTTGTACGTGTCACACGGTCGCGAAATCAGCACGCGATCGATTATGCGAATCTACACATGCAGAAATTAAAGGACGTTTCGCGCATCAACACGCCGTTGGAAGGTATCGTCTTTCCGTGGAAGAACAAGATCTACAAACTCACCGGTGCTTTCGCGCCGACTAATGCCATCCTTGGTTTGTGTCGCTACGGCCGCGGGAAGGCTATTCCACCGATCACTTGATCTTGGTAAGATGGTGGTCAGCGCTACCTGGTGTACCAGAGTAATCTGTTGTCAACTGTCTTGCTTGAGTGTTCAAATCGCTGTTTATCTCGCCTTCAATGACATCTAAAATCGTGTCAAATGGCATTTCCTCATAATAGCCAAGAAGCTCAACATACAACGAAGCAGCCTCAATAGCTCTGGTATCACCGTGTTCACATGCGATCAAGAGCTGAAGAAGTTCATCATCATCCAAAATGATTTGTTGAGGCTCAGTTTTTGACATATTCTCACTTGAGAGAATAGTTTGAAGCTTTTTGAATAGTTTGATAGAAAGTGAATGTGTCTTTCTAAGATCAGTTTCGGGTGGTGAAGTGAAAGATTTCTCTTTTCGCATAGGGATAACCTTGTCACCTTCGTCTAGTACAGCTCTAACGTACTTTCGTAAATGAGTCTCGTTCATTGTTTTATATAGCTAACGACTGAGCGCGGCCCAGACTGCTTCCCCATCGATCGACGTCGGCATGTTGGCGATGAACTTCAACTTGTCACCATGTTGTAGCCAAGCTCGCATCTGCGTGCCGCTGACATTGACAGTGGTGTCACGTGGGACATGACGACGAGCGAGCAATCGCTTGGTCGTGAGATTGCCACCGTACTTGAAGAGACTGCATTCTGGGAAGTTGCGATCCATGTCTACCGGATCCGAGTAGATGACGAGCGTCTCGTCGTCGTTAAGCTTCGGCGCTTCGTTACGATCTCCGATGAGCTCGTACGTCGCCCCGACTGGGTTTGAGACGAACACGACAAACACCTTTTCGGGAAGAGACGGAAGAATGACGTCGTCCCAAAGCTTTCGCATGACATTCGCCATAATGGGATACTCTCCCTTACGAACCCGGTCACCTGTAGAGACGAACACGATGACTTGCTCACATTCGAAGCTTGCGAGTCTAATGAGAGCGTCGTGACCGGCGTGATACGGCTTAGCAGACATGGGGACGATGCCGATACGGTTCATGAAATGAATGCTACAACACTTTCACCTTTCAATCGAACACTAGACTGAGACATTCTAACCTTGTCAACACATGACAGGCCAAGGTAATAAGGTTGAATTAATAGGCGTCTACGAGAGCGACAAGACCCACGCGAGAAGCGCGTGTAAAATCATAAGTTTCGAAGGAAACGATGGCGTGGGAAAATCAACTCATGTTGCTCTTCTCGCGCAAGCGCTAACAAAAGTCGGGAACAAGGTTGCCGTCGCGAAGCTCCCCGCGTATAACACCGTGACGGGCGCGCTGATTAAGCGCATGCTCATCGACGGTCGCGCCGTCCGCTGGCCGAATCTTTTCCAAGTCGTTCAGTGCATCGACAAGCTTGTCTTTCAATGGTTCATCTTACCAGCGATGCTAAGAAAGCACGACTACGTGCTTCTCGACCGCTGGCACGCCTCAATGTGGGCCTACGGGCTCGCCGGAGGGGCGAACGAGAGACTCACGAACGCGTGCGTTGCTCTCATGCACGAACCTCACGCAGTTCTCGTATTCCACGGCACATGCAAGCGTTCAGGAGCTCAGGACGTGTACGAGAAAGACAAGAAATTCCAGAAGAGTGTGGCGTTGCATTATGTTCTATGGGTAATCACCCACGAAAACAACTCGATCGCGGTCACCTCGGACGCTCCGATATCGATCGTGCATCAAGATGTTCTAACCGCGATCTACTCGATCGCCTGAAACAAGGAAACCAATGAAGTTCACGTTCGCAGATGAAGTTCTCGCCGCCGTCGCTAACTCTGTTCAACTCGGCATGCTTACCGGCACCGACGTGGTGGATCATCTCCGTCAGCTTGAGGTCGAGCCGGACCCGACCGATGTGACTCCTTCCATCGGTCAGGAGACACAGTTGCTCACGCTCACGCCTAGTTGTCGCGTACGTCTCGAACGTAACATCGCTGACTTGCTTGATCGAGCAGGTGAGATCTCGAAGCAGACGAGAAACGCCAACGACAAGATTGGCTCGACGTGAATATAATCGGCGTCGTTGTTCTTTAATAACACTTGTCGTCTCGCTGTATTTCAACCTCGTCAAGGAGTATTAATGGAACGGATCGCGGTTATTGGTCTTGGTTACGTCGGGCTCTCGTTGGCGCTAGCGCTCGCGCACAAGTTTCCTGACGTCATCGGGTACGACGTCGATACTGTGCGGATCGCCGAACTCATGCGTGGGCACGATCGGACAGGCGAGACTCCACTTGAGAAACTCTGCAACACGACTCTGAAGTTCGCGTGCAACTTCACCGACATGGCGGAGACGACCTTTTACATCGTCGCCGTTCCCACTCCGATCAACGACGACAAGTCCCCAGATTTCAGTCCTCTACTGAGAGCGTCTGAGATCGTCGCCACAATGCTCAAAAAAGGCGACGTCGTCGTTTACGAGTCAACGGTCTTCCCTGGCGTGACGGAGGACATCTGTGCTCCTGTTCTGGCGTCGAAGCTCGACCGAAAAGACTTCAGATTAGGTTACTCGCCGAAGCGCATTAACCCTGGCGATGTCGAGCACACACTCGAGAAAGTTGTCAAGATCGTCGCAGGCGAGGACGCGGAGACGCTCGAACGCGTCGCGGCCGTGTATAGTGAGGTGACGGAGATTCACAAGGCGCCCACCATACGCGTCGCCGAAGCCGCGAAGCTCATCGAGAACATCCAACGCGATGTCAACATTGCACTTGTAAACGAACTCGCCAAGCTTTTCAACAAGGTCGATATCAACACGAAGGACGTGCTTGAAGCAGCTGGGACGAAGTGGAACTTTCTCAAGTTTAAGCCAGGACTCGTCGGCGGTCACTGCGTCGGCGTCGACCCGTACTACCTCATGATGCTCGCCGATAGCGTCGGTGAGCCGCTTAGACTCGCGTCTTTGGCGCGTCGTGTCAATGAGCACATGCCGAAACACGTCGCGAAACGGCTCATCAGCTCGCTCGAGGCTTCCACACGCGGTTTCTACCGCGGCGCCAAAGTAGGGGTGCTGGGTTACACGTTCAAGAAAGGTGTGAAGGACACGCGTAACAGCAAAGTTGTTGACCTAGTGAAATCCTTGCGCGCCCGTGGATGTGAAGTCAGTGTGCATGATCCGATCGCTTCCATCACCTATAACCCGTTGGCGATTGATCCAAGCGACGACACATACAAGTTTACAGGCACAAAAGAGTCATGTGTTGCTGTGTTCGAAAAACGAAATCTAGACGCGCTCGTCGTGGCAGTGCCGCACGCAACGTACCTCGACACACTTGAAGACCGTGCAAACGTGTGTCTTGCACCGAACGGCGTTCTTTTGGACCTCAAAGGCGTCGTTGACGCGTCAAAGCTACGAAAAGACATCATTCTCGTCACGATCTAAGCAGAGAACTATGTTCGCAGCATGAAACCTGTCCTCGCACTTGATGCGGATGGTGTGTTGGTCGATTTTACGACCCCGGCTCTGAAGTTTATCAACTCCCACGGTCGTTTTAAAACGCTCGCTGACGTTACTAACTGGAGTGTCTTCGACGACGACGAGAAGTTAGAGACGATGTACAGACGAGAGATCGTTGCACAGCCCGACTTCTGTCGAAACATGCAAGCCTACCCTGGAGCGATTGAGTTCGGTCGCGCGGCACAGGAGGAGTACACAGTGATGATCGTCACTGCCCCGTACGACGTGCTGCATTGGTACGAGGGTCGTGAGGACTGGATGGTCGAGAATCTTGGCCTGTCGCGCAAGAACGTCTGTTTCCTTAGTCAGAAGGAGTTCTTCGACTCCGATATCCTTGTCGACGACAAGGTGGAAAACATCGAAAAGTGGGCATACTACCGCGGAGAACGCATTTTTGATGGTTGCAAAGGTCCGCTTCCGATCCTTTTCGATCAACCATGGAACCGCGTCAAGCTTGGAGCTGGCATCCGACGCGTCACGTCATGGAAAAGCCTGTCTATGACGTTAGAAGAGAACAATTTCCCGCCCGTACGTGGTAACTTCTAATAATTATGAATTACTCTTGGGTCAGCGACCCGCATTTAGATCACCTTAGTCCCGAAGAACTCGAGCAGTTCTTCCAGACGGTTCGCGACAACACCACGATGGACACGACGTTGCTCGTCACCGGCGACATTACCTCGTCGCGACGACTGTTCGAACACATTGACGGTCTCGGGCAGGCCGGTCGCGGCAAGATGCTTTACGTGCTCGGCAATCACGACCGTTGGGGTAGCTCGTTTGTCCAGTGTGAGCGTGACCTGCGGTCTCACGGTCTCGTGCAGGGCCACTCGGTCTTCATGGATCTTGTTGACCGTGTGCAAATCGAGGAAGATCTATGTGTTGTTGGCGACAGCGGATGGTACGATGGTCGCAATGGTCTGCAAGGCAACCCCAAGATGATCCTGAACGACTGGTTTTACATCGCAGAGTACAAGGGTAAGAACGAGCGTGTCGTGAGTGCTGAGATCGCCGACGGTCGCGCCAAGATCCTCGAGGCGAAGCTGCGCGCGGCGTGCGAGGCGAAAAACAATCGTGTCATCGTCATCACACATGTGCCACCATACACTGAGGCCGCATTGCACATGGGTCGGCCGGGCGACGATTACGCGCAGCCGTGGTTCACGTCGCGTGTCATCGGCGATGTTCTCGAGCAGGTGGCGCGTGAGTATTTCTGGGTCAAGTTTGAGGTGCTCTGTGGGCACACACACAGCCGCGCTTTCCACAAGCGTCTAGACAACCTGGTTGTTCAAACGGCGGAGGCTCGATACGGGCATCCGCAGATCGTCTCCTGGACGCCTACTCTCTGGTGAGATGCGCGCACGCAAAGCGAGGAGAGCCCTCCTCATCAGCACGATCCACGAACCCATCGTGTTAGTGAACTATCGACGCATGTACTCGTTGATCCGATGCGAATGTGTGAACGTGGTGTCGTAGTGGGGCGACGATTGCATCGTCACCGGTCTCCAGACACCGGCCATCTTGAGACTTAAGAACTTCATTCTCGCGCGCACAAGATGTGTGGTACAATCGTAGTGTCGTGTTATCGCGCGATGATTACTCCTGTCAGTACTGCGGTCGCAACCTGACGTTTAGGGAAGCGACCATCGACCATGTCGTCCCGCGGTCACGCGACGGCAAGAACCAATTGGATCAACTGCGTGACCGCGTGTAAGTCTTGCAACCGTCGCAAGGACAACAAGACCCTCGAGAAGGCCGACATGCATTTACATTGCAAGCCTGGATTACCGACCGTCACACATTTTTGGCTTTCTGACATGCGAAGACAGTCGACGCGTGATGATTGGCACGAGTCTTGGGATGAGTTCGTTGCTACCTAATGATAGGGAACCATCTGGCATGAGCGACAAGAAGATCCGCATCAAAGTGTCTGAACTCCGAGCGCTCGTACGTGAGACGATGAGCAGCACCTCTGTGAATCCGGTGCTTGAGATTGACGAGCCTACCAAAGATGGTCTCGGTTGTAGCAACGTCGTCGAGTTCCGTAGTTTCGACGACGACTTCGCTGAGAAAATCACTGACAAGAAATACGAAGCGATGGCCAAGCAACTACACAACGCATGGTCTGAGCGCGGCGTCGACGTCGACTGGGCTGGCGTGGTTAATCTGTACGCGCGCAACCACAGCAAGAATCTTGCGGCGGAGATCGACAAGTCTAAGCTTTACGAAAAAGTACTGAATTTAGTCGAAAAAACGAACACAAAGTACGCTTCGGCTGATAAACATAAGAACGACTAAGTTGAGCCAGAGCTAGCATGTGATTATGCGTTGCTTCGTCATCTTCTTTATTTTGCTAATCGCGCTCTTTGTGTCATGTGTTGACGGGGAGCGTGACAAATGTGACGTGGTCATGACCGATCGGAACGTGCCAATCGACAGCGTCAAGCTGTACAAGATCGTTGTCAGCAAAGACGTCCCTACTGACCGCGTAGGTCTGATTCTCGATGCAGCGTTCGAGTGGGTGACCGCCTCCTCGGGCGCGGTCGCCTTTGAGGTTACGTACGATGATTTCCAATACAAGGGTGACAACCGACCTATCCCGCCGCTCGGCGAGATCTGGATCTATACCGAGACAAATGTCGACAAGACCTCTAGTACGGTCGGCGTCTGCTGGACGTGGAACGCAGACAGCAGCGGTCGACCTGGTCGTTCGCGCATCTGGATCCAAGACGATCTCGCCCCACGCATGTATTACCTGACGGCGATGCATGAGATCGGGCATGCGCTCGGGCTAGCTCATTACGCGAGCAAGGACACCCCTACCATTATGTACCCGTACATTACGGACGTCGGCGACCACCCCACTTGCCTCGACCGAAAAAGACTCTGTGACATCTGGGGTTGTGCGCCGGGCTGCTGAGACTCTTGTAGTCGTCGTACGATTCAACGATGTCCTCGTTCACATAATTGCGCAGATAGTCATAGTAGTCGTCGTCGTCATTATACCAATCGCTCCAATAATCTGCGAGGTTCGTCTCGATGACCCCGTTCCAATCGCGTTTGATCCAGTAGTTGTCACACACGCCGTAATCCATCGAGACGCTGATCATCCAATCATTTGGCCCGAGCGAATTCAAACACAACAAGTCATTGACGTTCATATAGTCTGGAAACTTGATGTCAAACACAAGCAATAGGTTCGACGCGACAACGATCGCCGAGAAGGCGTCGCATTCAATGAGTGTGCCGAACTCAATCTCCATCGGAATCTACAATCTAACCTAGTCATCGAGCAGAGTAACCTCTTGTAAACGACGCAGTACATTGATCTGTATGCATCTAGGTCGAAAATATGCGCTCGTGGCCGGCGGAGCCGGCTTCATCGGTTCGCACCTCGTGGAGAGTCTCGTGGTCTCTGGGTGGTTTGTTGACGTGATCGATAACATGAGCACGGGGAACCCTGAGAACATCAAGTTTCTAGATGAGTTTGACAACGCATCCGACTTCAACGGCGAACCTGAGAAGCTCATGCAGGTAAACTATGGCGACGTCACGTCCGCGTCGGTGACCACCTCGACAGCCCGTGACAACGGTCGAGTGCTCACAACTTACGACGTCGTCTACAACCTTGCTTGCCCAGCTTCGCCGCGTGCCTATCAGACTGACGGTTTCAGCACGATCATGACAAACGTGGTGGGCACAGCCAATTTGCTCGCGGTTGCTCGAGCGCACAAAGCCGCTTTCGTGCAAGCCTCGACGAGCGAGATCTACGGGGACCCGCTCGAGCACCCACAGACCGAAGCATATTGGGGTAACGTCAACACTTGGGGTCCTCGCTCTTGCTACGACGAAGGTAAGCGTTGTGCCGAGACGCTCTGCTACGAGTTCCTCCAAGCAAACACGAATGTCCGTGTTGCGCGCATCTTCAACACTTATGGTCCGCGTATGGACCCAGATGATGGGCGTGTAGTTAGCAACTTCATCCGTCAGGCGATCCGCGGCGAGCCGCTCACAGTGTACGGCGCCGGCGACCAAACGAGGAGCTTCTGCTACGTCAGCGACCTCGTCACTGGGCTACGCAAACTGGGGGAGACGCCGAAGCCGCCGAGCGCGCCAGTCAATCTCGGTAACGACGGTGAGTTCAAGATCATCGAGCTCGCCGAGGCATTGTCGGAGTGGTTTCCGCGACTAATCATCGTCAACGAGCCTCTGCCAGTCGACGATCCAAAGGTTCGCAAGCCGAGCTTGGCGCTAGCCCGTATCACATTGGGGTATAGGCCAACTGTGTCACTGCGCGACGGGCTTGAGAAGACGATCAAGTGGATGAAAGAGAGATTGAAGTGAGTGAGATTCGTTACTTGCAGAGATCGCAGTCGAGCAAGATATAGAACGTAAAATGCTTAAAAAGAAGCTAGAACGCGAGAAAAAAGCTCAAGAAGCTCTCGCCGAGAAGAAAGTTTGTGAAGTCGAAGAGGAACGAAAGACGTTCGAGAAGCTTAAGAAGAAGTTCGGATGAAAATGAAACCTTTTTTGCGTTGGGTTGGAGGAAAAACTCAACTTTTGCCACACCTTCTCGAGCTCGCTCCCAAGGAGTTCAAGACTTACCACGAGCCGTTCCTCGGCGGTGGCGCCCTGTTCTTCGCGCTCGCGCCGAAGACGGCGTATCTGTCTGACTTCAACCCGCGTCTCGTCAACGCCTTCCGCTGTATTAAAGAGGATCTACAAGAAGTCGTCTCTCACATGCGCACCTTTAAGCGCACGAAGAAGTGTTATTACGAACAGCGTGATCTCCTGAATCAGGAAGGGTCCGTGTTCTTCGCAGAGCCCGAGGCTGCGGCTCGGTTTATCTTCCTCAACAAGACGTGTTTCAACGGTCTCTGGCGTGAGAACGCCGGCGGCGGCATGAACGTCCCGTACGGGGGCGATCGGTCCGGCATGTTCCTCGACGAGGCGAATCTGATGGCGTGTTCGATCGCTTTACGCGCGCCGAATTTGTATCTCAACACCGAGGATTTCGGCGACGTCGACAAGCACACTAGTGAAGGTGACCTAGTCTACTTCGATCCTCCGTACATCCCGCTGACTGCAACGAGCTTCGTTGATTACACAGCCAACGGGTTCGGTGCGCCCGAGCAGCTGCGTTTGCGTGACCTTGCGCTTGATCTAAAGTCGCGTGGCGTACATGTTATGTTGTCCAACTCGGACACACCGCTCGTGCGCGAGCTCTATAAGATGTTCGATTTGTATGAGGTGCAGGCGCGTCGCTCGATCAACAGCAACGGTATGGGTCGCGGTAAGGTGGGGGAGCTGATCATCCGATGACAATTCAACAACGTGTGGATCAGAGATTCTTGTTCCTCACCGGCTGGGGCAATTGGGGTGGGATCGCCGATATCTCACGCATTCGTAATGTTCTACGAGCACGCATGTTCGCCGAGTTGAGCGCGGCGGAAGCGTTCATGTTTTGGCGTTGGCGAAGCGAGCAGTATGCTAGCCTTCATTACGACGCCTCATGGCTCATGATCGGAGACGACGACGAGGTCGTTGAGTGGTTCAAGAAGTTCCTTGGGCCTGAGGAGGAAGATTGAAAACCGTTAAAAAGATCGTTGTGACAGAAGAGATCGAGGTTGTTGACGAAATTCGTTGTAACAATTGTTCCGAGCTTTGCTCGACCTCTCAGCAAGAAGAGATGTATAAGAACGATTGGACTTGGAAACGTAGTTGGTATGGTCTCATCGAGACCAGCTTCACGACTGGCTATTTTTCGGACTTACCCGACGACATGACGTATACATTCTCGTTATGCGAGTCGTGTCTCAAGTCGCTAATGAACGGTTTCAAACTTCCAGCACAGAGTTCAGGAGGATTCTTTGGCGATTAAAAAAGAGAAGAAGTCGCTTAACATCGCGCAACGCGTCGAGATCCTACTTCGTGAAGGCATAGACAATCCTGAAACTTGGATGCCGCTATCCAAGCTTGATAATGAGTCATCTCCCATTGGAGAGGATGCTTGGGCAATTGAGTACAAAAAGTTGAGCACGCATCACGACGTTGAGACGAAATTCTTGTTCGAGATTATTCGCGAGCTCTGCGAACAGGTTCATACGCTCGACGAGCAACTGGATCAGCAGATTGAAATGAGCACGAGCGGCTAGGATAAAAGCATGAGCAAACAGAGAATCATTATCCTAGAAGGGACGGAGAGGGTCGGAAAAACTGAGATTGCTAAGGCTCTCTCTGCCAGTCTCGACATTCCGATCTTTAAGGCGCAAGTCCAGAAGAAGTTCTTCATGAGCGACCGGTCGCAGTTTCTGCCCTTCCTCCGTTTTGGCGAGACGACGCTGGCGGACTTCCTTGAGCAGACTGACACATCGGTCATTCTTGACCGCAACTTTCCATCTGAGATTGTCTACTCGAAACACTTCGGCCGCCCGACCGACCCTGATGTCGTCGCGCAGCTCGATGAAGCGTACGCACGCATGAACGCGCTTATCGTCGTGTGTACCCGACTACAGGGGTACGTTGGCCGGGTCGACGAAGATGATATCACCATCAAAGAGGACCAGATCACGGCGATCGACACCCTCTACAAGCAGTGCGCGCCGCGCCTGAAGACACGTCATATCTTTCTTGATACTTCAGACGAAGATCTCGACCGCGAGTTACGTGAGATCGAGTTTGCCGTCGAAGAAGGTCTCAGCGACCGTAAGGAAAATATATGAACAAGATCATCCGATATCTCATTCTTATCGTCAGCACCGTGCTGATAACCGTCGGCTGTTACCCGCATATCGGTCGCAGCGACTTCCCCAAGACTGAAGTCAGTCTTCCCGCGATGCACGGCATCAATCTCGCTGGAGCCGAGTTTGGTACTGCAAAGCCTGGCGTCAAGGGCACCGATTATGTTTGGCCGACAACAAGCGAAGTCGACTATTTCGCTAGTAAGGGCATGAACACGGTTCGTGTCGGTTTTTTATGGGAACGTCTGCAGCCGACAGCCAACGGCGCGTTTGTGCCGACGTACGAGACTGATCTCAACGCCATCGTCGTCTACGCGACGTCGAAAGGTTTGACGGTCGTTCTTAATCCGCACAACTTCGCCCGTTACTATGATGGCGTTGTAGGCACGACACAAGTCCCCTCCAGTGTGTTCGCGAACCTCTGGTCGCGACTCGCCGTCAAGTACAAGTCCAATCTCAAGGTTGTGTTCGGCCTCGTCAACGAGCCGCACGACATGCCCACCGAGCAGTGGGTGATCACTGCCAACGCGGCCACCGCGGCCATTCGAGCCACGGGAGCGACGAATGTGGTGTCGGTGCCTGGCAACGCGTGGTCAGGCGCTCACAGCTGGACTGCGACCTGGTACGGGACGGCCAACTCCGTCGCGCTTCTCAAGTACGTGGACAGCGGTAACAACTCGATCTTCGAGGTGCACAACTACTTCGACAGTGACGGTAGTGGCGGCGGCACAGATTGCGTCAACTCCACTATTGGATCGACTCGCATGACCGCAGTCGTGGCATGGGCTCGACAGAACGGCAAGAAGATCTGGGTCGGCGAGATCGGAACACCGAACACGTCGACGTGTAAGGCTGCTGTGACGGACTTCCTCACGTACGCGACCGTCAACTCTGACGTGCTCGTTGGCTGGGCATGGTGGGCTGCTGGACCGTGGTGGGGTGAGTATATGCTCACGCTCGAGCCGAAAGCAGGCGTCGATCGCCCACAGACAGCCTGGCTCACACCGTTCCTTACTTTGTCGCCGACCACAACGTCGCCGGTGACAAACCCCATCGCCTACACGAAGAGCACAGTCTTTACGACCAACAGCGGTCAGACCAACTGGGCGTACGTCCCAGCGAGTTACGACGCGACGCACGCCACTCCGATCTCACTACTCGTCTGGCTCCACGGATGCGGTGGACAGGCGCAGTACGACGCCTGGATGGTGTCGCCTGGCGGCGCACAGAACTGGATCACACTTGCTGTCGGTGGTCGTGAGGGAGCTTGTTGGTCCAACTACGCGACCGACGGTGCGAAGATCCTCGCCGCCATCGCGAACATGAAGACACATTTTAACGTCGATCCGCGTCGCGTGATTCTCGGAGGATACTCGTCCGGCGGTGACATCGGGTACGAGCTCGCGTTCAAGAACGCAAATTTGTTCTCTGGACTCATCTTCGAGAACACCAATCCGAGCGTGACTGCCATGACGGCGTCCACGACCGCGAGCTGGAAGCTCAACATCGCTCACCTTGCTCACACCGGCGATACCATCACGTACTACGCGATCGCCAACGTGCGTAACAATATGAACATCTTGAAGACTCGCGGGTTCCCGGTGACGTTCATCGAGAAGCCTGGTAGTCACTGGGACAACGACGTGGGGACGACCGGCACCAAATATGATCTCATCAACAGCTTGCTGCCCTTCATGAACGCGGGTTGGATGACTGACAGCGCGCCTTTGCCTCCTCCGTCGTGTGTCTTCACATACTCAACGTGGTCATCGTGTTCGTCAACGGAAACGCAGACGCGAACCGTCACTTCGTTGCCGGTCGGTTGTGTTGGGACGTCTGCGTCGCTCACACAGTCGTGTACATATGTTCCTCCTGTTTGCACGTTCACGTACTCGACTTGGAACGTTTGCCAATCTAACGGAACGCAAACGCGAACGGTGACCTCGAATCCGACTGTATGCTCTGGCACACCCACACTCAGTCAGTCGTGCACATACGTTTCTCCGACGACCGACACTGACGGCGATGGGGTGCTCGACGTCAACGATCTGTGTCCAAGTGTCAAGGGAACAGTCAGCGCAAAGGGTTGCCTCCCTCTCGTTGTCACCGCAGTGAAGACGTACGATTGGGGTAGTGGCGGGTGTAAAGTTTACACCTACACCAACAAAAACCCTGTGCCGCTGTCGTGGAAAGGGATGATCATTTACTTGAATGACAGCAGGCTGCGCGGTGTTTCTGGTGTGTGGGGAGCGATCTTCCCAAATCCAACAGCCACTGGCAAGACCGTGGTAACGCCTTTGAACAACAACATCGGCGTTGGCACAATTGCTGCGAACACATCTTCAGCAACGGTCGGTTTCTGTTGGGATTACGGCCCAAAGAAATACGTACCGACGAGCGGCGGTATTCTTTACTAAGCTTTCTTACGCTTCGCTTAACACCCGGACGGCCTCATGGCTTCCGGGTGTTTCCTTTTGTGTTGAGAATTGTGAAGAGATAGGTTGTCTTCAACATTCGTGTAGATTGAAGACATGCGAAACATCACCTTCCGCAAAGTATCCGAGCCCTACGGCTGGCTCGGCAACATGGCACCCTTTCCCGTCATCTACCAGGGTGTAGAGTGGCGCACGACAGAGGCTCTGTTCCAGGCCATGCGTCTAGCCGAAAATGACCCGATTCGTGACCTCATCCGTGAACAGAAGTCGCCAATGGCAGCAAAGATGACAGCGAAAAAGTACGCCGAGAAGCGAGTGGTGACACCGCTGTCGGAAGAAGACGCTGACTTGATGCGCATCGTGCTTCGCTTGAAGGTCGAAGCCCACCCAAAGGTTAAAGCTGACCTGTTGCTTACAGAAGACGCTTGCCTCATCGAAGACTGCACCAAACGTCCGCAGGGCACTGGTCTCTTCTGGGGCGCGGCATTAAAAGCAGATGGTGAGTGGACAGGTTGCAACGTTCTGGGCGTACTTTGGATGGAATTGCGGAGGGAGCTCAAGGGTGACAAGTAAAAATGTAAAATATGGTGTGATGCTCGTCAGCTACGAAAGCATGGGCGAGATGTACACGTGGATTCGCGACGATGTTGAGGGAACACACATCGCTTCGTTCGAGGATCGCAATAGAGCCGTTGACCTTGCACAAAAGTATCAGACGCGTGACCCGAAGGGCGACTACCAAGTTCGCGAGACTCCGGTGAATCCAGAAGCGCCGGATGGGCTGTGGGTGCCCGGGAGAAGCGTGATGTGGGCTGACAGTCACATTACAGACTTACAGAACGGAAAGACTGTTAAGTTCAGACCGCGTGGTAACTCTATGACTGGTAGGGTCAAGAATGGTCAACTGGTGACTGTTGCGCCGGCAACTCACCCGCTTGAAGTGGGTTCTGTCGTTCTCTGCAAGGTGTCTGGCAATCAGTATCTTCACTTGGTGCTTGCCGTCGGGAGCGACGGACGTTACCAAATCGGAAACAACAAGGGGGGCGTCAACGGCTGGTGCGTGGCCGACAACATCTATGGAATTTTAACCTCGGTGGAGGACTGAATGTGGGGCTGGGAGAACGACGCCTGTGTGATTGCGTCGTGCAGTTGAAACTCATGAACGAGAGTTTGAAGACGGTCCGAGACGATCTCGTACATCGAGCTGGTGTCACGTATGAAACGGTGACGAATCGTGGATGGATCAGTCCCGAGTTCCTGGTCGCCCTGCGATCTGTCGATACACGTCGATCGCTGCTACGCGCGCTAGCCAAGGAGATCCCGGTGCAGGTGATCATCGACGCCTACATCTCGGGAGCGATCTGTGCCGACGAACTGTTGACGATCGATGCGTTGCTTGCTGAGGCTAACGTGTCTTTTCTCAAGCGCTGGTGGCGTGATCTCTGTGAAGACAACTAATGTCGTTTAGATGGAATTCGTCCGATGAAATGGCCCCAACTTGGGCGTCATTGTGTAAAGGTGACATCCTTGTCAGGCGCGAGGGCGCGCTAGTGATCTTGATTCTTGAGCGCAGCAGAACCCGCAAGGGACACGTATCTCTACGACTGACAACAGGTAAGGTGGTCAACGTTCGCAACGATGAGGCGAATATCTCTTCGACGTGGGAACTGATTCGTTCGCCGCGGCGTCTGATAGAGTAAGAGGAAAGCAGCGATTAGCCACTGTCGTTTAATGGCAGGACCCGAAGTTTGTATCTTCGTTATACCGGTTCAAGTCCGGTCGGTGGCTCCAGTGTTCGGGTGTGAGGTCGAGTGACAGACAATAGAAGTGTATGGTAAATCCGAAGAAGTTCGCGAACTTGCACGCACACGATGGGAAAAGCATCTACGACGGCTTCGGTGATGGAGGAGATCACATCCAGTTCGCTGCTGACAATGGCATGAGCTCGATGGCTATGACGAATCATGGAAACATGAACTCGTTCCCTGAATGCTACCAAAAAACACAGGAGTTGAATAAAAACGGTCGACCCATGAAGTTCATTCCCGGGGTCGAAGCATACTACATCCCGAGTCTGAAGGACTGGGCCGCAGCGAAAGTCACGCGTGACCAAGTGCGCAAGGAAGAGCGCGAGGCTGCCAAAGTCAAGCGTCCGGACAATGACGAAGATGACACGGGCGTCGCCGTGGAAGACGAGGACGCGTCCAAGCGTAACGGCAAATACCTCGACCCGGTCGAGCGTCGCCACCACCTCGTGCTGCTTCCTAAGTCGCAGAAGGGCCTCGAGAACATCTTTCGCTTGGTGTCTCGCAGTGCGCGCGAGGGTTATTACCGCTTCCCGCGCATCGACTCGGCAATGCTGAAGGAACATGGCGAGGACGTCGTAGTGTCTACGGCCTGCGTTGCCGGCGTGCCATCTTGGGCGACGTACTCTCAGTTCGCCGGTAAGTCGTTCGACGAGTTGACCCCAGATATCCTGGACGAACCTGGGAAGCGCGACGCCGTTATGCGAGCCGTCGGCAACGAGTTCGACAGACTCACGGACGCCGTCGGGCGCGACAACGTGTTCGCTGAGATCCAGTTCAACCGCTTAGCGCCTCAACACCTCACCAACCGTGTGCTGCTTGAGTTCGCAAAGTCGAACGGCGTCAAGTTGGTCGCTACGGCTGACTCGCACTACTGTAGCCCCGATCTGTGGCGCGCACGCGAGGTGTACAAGCTGCTTGGCCGCATGGGGCGCGGCGGTTCGGAGCTCGGTCCGGACTCCATCCCGGCTGACGTGAAGCAGCTCAAGTGCGAGCTCTATCCAAAGAACGCGGATCAGATGTGGGATGCGTACAACCTGTACAAGGAGGGTCACGCGTTCTACGACGACGCGGTCGTAGCCGAGTCCATCGAGAACGCCTGGCACGTCGCGCACGACGTCATCGGCGACGTGACCATCGACACGAGCGTGAAGCTTCCTAGCTTCGGCGTTCGCCCCGACATGACGCCGTTCCAGACGCTCGTGGAGAGTTGCAAGGAGGGCATGCGCGCGAAGCGGTTGGCCCATCTACCGGCCTACGTCGCGCGACTCAAGAACGAGCTGTCCGTCATCAAGAAGCTCGACAACTCCATTTACTTCCTCACTCTGAAGGCGATCCTTGATGTTGCCAAGAAGGATTGTCTCGTCGGTCCGGGTCGCGGGTCCGGAGCCGGCAGCCTCGTCAACTTCGTGCTCGGCATCACAGACGTCGATCCTGTTTCTAACAATCTCATCTTCGCCCGCTTCATGTCGTTGGCTCGCACTGACGTTCCAGACATCGATTGTTTAGATGCTCGTCATTTGATCATGATGACAGATGGAAGTTATAAGCGCATCGAGACAGTTGAAAAAAACGACGTTGTGATCGATATCGAAGGCGCTCATCGTAAAGTCTTGACCGTGAACGCAAGATCTGCTAGAAAAGATGAGATAATCTACGAACTACTAGTGAAACAAGATTCATGCTATGGAACGATTGTGTGTAACGCCGAGCACAAGATGGTACTTGATGATAACACAGTTGTTCGTGCCAAACAACTGTTAATCGGGCACTCTCTCAAGGGATCTGAGAATTGCGTCGTGGTTGGTATCATAATTTTGCATGGTATACGAACGTTAGTGGACATTGAGGTCGAACATTCTCACACTTTTCGTGTCATTCCGTTCGATGTCTACGTGGATGAAAGTGATCCACGTTTGGGTGACGTGATTATCAAAGTCAATGACTATTTAGACGTTGATGAAGTATCGAAGTAACTTCTCGTCAGTGTTAGCTGCGAAACACGGGTATCAACTCAAAGACGAATCCTCGCGCGAAATAAATCTGCTCAGAAAACAGTTTAGCGGACTGTTCGAAACACCATGGTTCAGCTACGAAAATGTGAAGCACGCAGTTTCTACGCGTGTGATGACTACCGGGTTACTGATCAACAACGTGGAATTCGTGCTTGATGACGAAAAATGTCATTTCGTCGATGAGAATGCGAAAAAGTATGCTTTAGGTTCTTTGGCATTCAATTTCAAGTGTCCAACATGCGGAAAACTCCACGTAATGGAGGGGAACACAGCACGTCGTCAGCATAAGAGAACATTTCTTTGTGAATCTTGTCTAAAATCAGCCTTTTATAGCACTGACGAATATCAAGATAAATTCACAGCAACTATGAGATATCGTCATGGTGTCAATAGACCACTTCAGTCAACATTGATTCAAGCGAAATACAAAGCTACATGTGAACAACGATTGGGTGTCTCGTACCCAATGATGTCTAGCAATGTGCGCGATCTGCATAAAGCAAACATGCTCTCAACGCATGGGAAAAATAATTGGTTTGCTAATGTGAATCCGTACGTTGAATGGCCTAACAGTCATACGACCGGTTCGTCAGCAAAAGAAGAAGAATTTATTTACGCTCTTCTTAAGGAATTTGAGAACGAGAAATCATATTCTTGGATGAATAGACAGTTCTTTGTCTCAAATAGAGAAGAAGGTTGGTGTTACAGTCTCGATCTTTACCTTCCAGATCGAGACTGTGCAGTTGAGTATTATGGCGACTATTGGCATGCAAATCCAAGCGTCTACACTGCCGATAAACTCCTTCATTCCGGTATGACAGCAGGACAGATTCGTCTTAAAAACGAATCTCGTGTACGTCGTATAGAGAGTAAACTTGGTTGTCGCGTGTTGATATGTTGGGAAGCAGCCACAAAAGTCAATTTCAAACACGAAATAGATCGTCTGTCACAGGAGATTAAGCGTGGGTAAAAGTTATCGAATTTCTTCTTTTATGAAAGAAGATCGTTGGATTGGGACACACAACTGCGACGTCTCTGATCGCGACAAAGTCATCGACCTGCTAAAGAAGGAGTTCGGCGAGAAGACGATCGTCCCCATCAGCAACTTCAACGGTCTGCAGATGAAGTCGCTCGTGAAGGACGTGTCCAAGCTGCACGGGCTCGAGTTCAACGAGGTCAACGACGCCACCAAGAATCTCGATCAGGAGGTGAAGCCGCATCTTCATACCGGCGACGACACCAAGGGTTCTGTTCAGCTGACGTACGAGGGCTGCATGGAGCACTCGCCGGCTTTCCGCGCTCTGATGAAGAAGTACCCGGCGATCGACAACGACGTGAAGATCCTTGGTCGGCAGACGAAGGCTGTCGGCAAGCATGCCGGCGGCATCATCGTTCACGACGACCCTGACGGCATCATGCCACTCATCAGCGTCCGCGGAGACCTACAGACGCCTTGGAGTGAAGGCATGGCGATGAAGGGTCTCAGCCCGTACGGCTTAGTCAAGTACGACCTCCTCGGCCTCGACACGTTACGTATCATTGAGCGGTGCGTGCGTCGTATCCTGAAGCGTCACAGCGGGATCCGAAACCCAACCTTTGCGCAGGTGAAGGAGTGGTACGACGATAATCTGACGCCGAGTCGCATCGACCCGAACCTGAGCGACGTGTTCAACCATGTCTTCCGTGAGTCTCGCTTTGCCGGCATCTTTCAGTTCACGAATCCAAGCACGCAGCGATTCATCACTGACCTTGACCCTCGTAGCGTTCACGACCTGGCAGCCGCGACCGCGATCTACCGACCCGGACCGTTAGCTGCCGACGTCGACAAGCTCTACATCAAAGCACGTCGTGATGGTGTGAAGAAGGACTACGGTCACGCCGCGGTCAACGAATGTCTTGAAGATACGATGGGGTTCGTGATCTATCAAGAACAGATCATGGAGATTTCAATGAAGCTCTCAGGCTTCAGCGAGGTCGAGGCAGACAAGCTGCGCAAGGCCATCCTGAAACGCACTACCAAGGACGCATCCAAGGGGAAGACACTGACCGACGAGCTGCACGAGAAGTTCGTGGACGGCGCCGAGGCCAAAGGCTATCCACGCGCAAAGGCGGAGTTGCTCTACGACGACCTACAGGCGTTCGCCGCCTACGGTTTCAACCGCGCCCACTCGTACTCGTACGGATATATCTCGTATCAGTGTGCCTGGTTGATGACTTACTACGAGCCGGAATGGCTCTGCTCGTACGTCGAATCCATGCTCGGTGATCCTGATTCGCGTCGACGTGCGCTGGCCGAGATCAAGGCGATGGGTTACGACGTCGCAAAGGTTGACATCAACCGCTCGAATCGCGAATGGGAGATCGCGTCTGACAACCGAACCTTCTACCCGTCTTTCCTCACGGTCACCGGCGTCGGAACCTCGGCTGTGAACGAGCTGCTGGTGAAACGACCGTATCGTAAGTTGGAGGACCTGCTCTGGGATGAGAACGGAACGTGGCGACACAGTAAGTTTAATTCGAAATCGCTCGGGGCACTTGTGACACTCGGGGCGTTCGACTCTATGCAAATCGTCGGACCGGGGAGAACGTTCGAGAACTACAAGCAGCTACATCATGTCATTGTCGATGGTCAGGCCGAACTCAAGAAACGCTTGAAAAAGGACCCCGAGTATCACACTCGCCGACTCGCCGAGCTCATCGAGGAGTCGAAGACGTTGACTGACTGGACGCGTGATGAGATCGTGAAGAATCAGATCGAGCTCTATGGCTCTATCGACCCCGATGCGTTGCTCGACGATGATTTACGCATGCAGCTCAAGGCGCACGACATCCCGCCTCTCGAGGAATGCACCACTGCGAAGTACGGAACGTATTGGATGGTACTGTCTGACGGTAAGAAAAAGACCGCGCGCACAGGCAACAACTTCTTCCAATTAGCGTGCTACGGCTCGGACGGCGCCATCCATCGCATGTTCGTGTGGAGCACCGCCGAGCATCAGATTAGCGAGCTCAAGAAGTACGCTTGTTACGTCGTGAGAGTGAAGAAAGACAAACTCGGTTTCAGTTGCTCGCTCCGTGACATGCGAGAGGTTGACGGAACCGATCTGTGAGTCTCAAGGGCACGGTTATCCTCTACACCGACCTCGTGTTCGCGTTTACACGAGCGTCGTTCGTCATCATCGATGACTACGGCCAGTGGGGGCTAGTCATCGAGGACGCGGGAGACGATCGTCGGCCGGCCGGGTCCATCTCAAAGTTTGACTGGGACCTGAGCGAGTGGGAAAATTTCGGGTGGGAGATCGTTCGCCCGTGATCAGCTAGGGTGGCCGCAGTTTTGACAAGCCGTTGGGTTGTCAACCGCTCCACCGCACCCCGCACAGTCCGGGAAGTGTCCGTTGCTGCAATTTGTGCACTTCTGTGTGTCAGGGTCGACCGCTTTCAAGCCGCACATTCCACAGTGCTCGTAACTCACTTTGTTGGCTTCATCGTCTAACGCTTTGTTGGCTTCATCGTCTAACGCTTGTAGCATGTCGATGTCGCCATCGCCGCACTTCTCGCAATGTCCACCACACCCCGAGATGTCGTTATCACACCAGCCGCACTCTTCGTAATCGCCGTCCTCGTCATCGGCCCCGACCGCCTGAATGTCGTCTTGTTGTCTCTTCGAGAAGAAGCTACACGAGGCGTTCGGGCACTCGACGGCGTTTATTCCAATGTACGCATCCTTGTTCCCGCAGCCCGGACAGACAGATTCGGCAAGCACGCGTTTGACGTACTCTCTTAGTAGTTTGATGTTCATGCTCAGCTCTCTTCGTCGAGGTTATCGCCGATCCAATCCATCGCCTTCGAGTCAAGGTCGTGTTGCATAGCGACGGCATCGATGTCGACCTCCAGGCCGGAGGACGTGTCGATCGCCTGTCAGCACTCGACCTCGAACGGTCGACGAGGGTTGTATGTGGCCGTGATCGTGATCTCTTCGTCGTTCTGGACAGGGAACGAGAACGTGAAAGAACCATCTGGGGTCTTCGTGTACTCTGACTCGATCAGAACGTTGCGAATCATGACTCGAAGAGCTTGATCATTTGATTTCATAGAGAGTGTCTTTGGGTAGATAGAGCGTTACGATGAAGCAATGAAACTGTTCAATGATATGAAGATTCGGGTTTTCGTTCGCTTGTTTTGTAAGATCTCTAAGAGTCGTGGTCTCGAGATGAATGCTACCATCGCAATGATCGAGGAGGAGTGGGAGAAGGCTTGAAACGGATAGGACTACGCGAGACTCAACTTCGAACGGCGCCTGAAGACGCCGTTCGTCGTCTCGCACGTTACTGCGGGGTTGAGAACTGGGACACGCAGTCGATCCCATTGCTCATCGACGAACTCGCCTGGAAGGGTATCGTTGACTATGTCTGGAAAGGTTGCTACTGATGACGAACTGGCGTGAGTACTTCCCTCTCGACTCCGAGCCTCGTGAAGGCCAGATCAAGGCTATCGACACGATCCTCGAGGCCTTCGCGAAGGGGAAGAACACTGTTTGTGTTGACGCTCCGACTGGTGTCGGCAAGTCCGCTATCGGTATGACAGTCGCACGATACCTGAACAGCCAGATCCGCAGCCAAAATTCAGAGGACGAGTACAACATCGGGGCGTACTTCCTCACGACGCAGAAGATCCTGCAGCAGCAGTACTTGCGTGACTTCGAGGAGAAGCGTCGAGGTGGGATGCTCGAGTTGAAGAGCGCGACGAACTACCAATGCGGCTACGACGAGCGACAGAGTTGTGGTGAATCCAAACGAGCCCTGACAGCTCTCGGAAAGTCAGCTGACGGCACAAATTGGAAGAAACATTGTTCATCGAACTGTTCATACAACATTGCGAAGCGTTCGTTCATTCAAGGTCACCTCGGCATCACGAACTACTCGTACTTCATGGCCGAGACAACCTATGCTGGCAAACTCGAGCCGCGAGACTTACTCGTTGGTGACGAAGCTCATAACATCGAGTCCGAGGTTTGCAAGTTCGTCGAGGTCGAGGTCACGGACCGCTTCTGCAAGAAGCATCTCGGCATGACGATGGCAAAAGGTGAGGATCCCGAGTACCTCTATCGCTGGATCAAGGAGACGTATCGGCCGGCGCTTGCCCAGATGTTTGACCAAGTGAAAAGCGCGCTTGGAATGTTCGCTGACAATCGCGGCGTCGGCGGCGACGAGATGTTCCAGCAGCTCATCAAACAAAACGATCTGTTCGACAAGCACATCTGCAAGGTCAACCGCTTCATCGATCGGTTCAAACCTGAGGAATGGATCATCAACCGCGAGATTCGCAAGGATCATCGAGGCGACCGTATGACGCTGCAGTTCAAGCCCATTGACGCATCAGTCTGGGCGGAGCCGTATCTGTTGAGGTTCGGCGAGAAACGACTGCTCATGAGCGCCACCATCCTCGACAAGACGTCGTTCTGTCGTTCGCTCGGCCTCGACCTCGATAAGACCGAGTACATCGCGCTACCATCCACGTTTCCCGTCGAAAACCGCGCCATTCATTACATGCCCGTTGGCAAGATGTCGATGCGTGACGTCGACGACACGCTCCCTCGACTAGTGCAAGCCGTGAAGGCCTTGCTAGAGGCTCACAGTGATCAAAAGGGCATCATCCACACAACGAATTTTAGGGTTGCTCATCATCTACGTGACAGTCTTCGTGATCCCCGCCTTCTTGTACATGGGAGCGAGGACCGCGATGCGGTGCTACGTCGCCATCACGACAGTCCTGAACCAACAGTCCTTGTCTCCCCCTCCATGACCGAGGGAATCTCGCTTGATGATGATCTATCCAGATTTCAGATCGTCGCGAAACTTCCCTATCCAAATTTGGGTGACAAAAGCTTAAAGAAACGCTGTGATCGTGATCCTTGGTACTACGACTATTTGACAACGAGATCTTTCGTTCAAGCTGTTGGTCGTAGCGTACGCAACGAAAAAGATTGGGCAGTGACATATGTGCTTGACGGTTGCTTCGAAGCGTTCCTACGCAAGAACAAGCACATCCTTCCTCAGTACATTTTGGACGCGATGGTATGATCGGTACACTCTGGCACCACTACGGCCGTTCGCTGTATCTCGTCGTCGGAACAAGGAAAAATGACGCCGTTCCTTGCATGTGGGAGCTGCTCAACCTCGTTCACGGCAATATGATGACGTACACGTGGGACAACGATGAGGGCGGGTTGACGATGCCGACCACTGGATCGATCTACTTGACTCGATACGAGCCGTGAGAAACGAACTTGGCACGGCATACGTCGTCTGCGGAGGCGGTGTTGACGCATGGTGTGAGGAAGAGTACAGCAAGATCTGGCTTGACGACGGCACCTTACTTGTGATGTACTGCAACTGGTTGTACGCGAAGATCTTCTGCCCTGAGACCGGGCTCAGATATACTTTGTGTCACGACGATTTCTTCAACTTCACGGTGCCGCTGGAGTGACGTAAGGTGGTAACATGAAAACTTTGGTAACGGGCGGCGCGGGCTTCATCGGTTCTCACCTCGCTGAACGCCTCGTCAAAGAGGGCCACCAGGTTGTGGTGGTCGATGATCTTTCGAACGGTCGCGTCGAGTTCGTTCCGACTGGAGCGGTCCCGCTGTACAGCAACTACGCCGATCCGAGCGTGCTTCGCTTCATCAAGCAGTCACAGTTTGACACCGTGTTCCACCTCGCAGCACGTCCTCGTGTGTCCTACTCGGTGGAGCACCCGGCTGAGACGAACGACGAGAACGTCGGCAACACCGTGAAACTATTGGAAGCGTGCCGCGGTGTGGTCGGAAGGTTCGTCTTCACGTCGTCTAGCTCAGTCTACGGCGGCGCGCAGCAGCTTCCTACTAAGGAGAGCGCGCCTCGCGACCCGAAGTCGCCCTACGCTCTTCAGAAGATGATCGGCGAGGACTACTGTGTCATGTTCGCGGATCTGTACGACATGGACACTGCGTGCGTTCGTCCCTTTAATGTTTTCGGCCCGCGTCAGCTTGCTAATGGCGCGTACGGGACGGTCGTCTCGTCATGGCTGCACGCAATCAAGCATGACGGAGAGCTTCGAAGCGACGGAGACGGCTCACAGACACGTGACATGACGCATGTGGACAACGTCGTGGACATCTTCGTGCGAGTGGCCGCTCACCAAGGTCGTCTTCGTGGCGAAGCCTTCAACGCTGGCACCGGTGGGAGCGTCAGTAATAAGCAGATTCTCAAGCACTTCGCCTCCAAACACCCTGAGATCCAGTCACGTGTCAAGCATGCCGACTGGCGCGCCGGCGACGTGCGTGCGACCCAGGCGGACATCTCGGCCTGTCAGAGAGTGCTCGGCTACAAGCCGCTTACCGACTTCTGGCCTGGGCTTGAGGAGACACGTCTCTGGGCACTCGAGTCGCCGTTGTTTTGAACATTGTGAAGATTGGTGACCTGTGGGAAGCCGAAGATCGCCTCTTTTGGATAGTCAGTCTTCAACGCTCGCTCATACCTGGACACTCGATCTATGAGTACTTCGAGATCACATCCGAGAGGTTTTCCCTTCAGAGGGGTCATCTCACCATTCAGAGGGACGATCTGTTCCATCGTGGTGTGTCCATCGCTGTTTACTGGAAGAAGGTCGCATGACTCCTCCCAAAGCAGGTCAGGTTTGGTCGTGGTATCACGACGACCTCGTGTATCTCATCAAGAAATTGCATCTGGGGAAGTCCTTGCATCTGGGGAAGGATTACTGCCAGAATTGGGAGTGGTTCGACCTGAACAAGGGTCTGTACTTCAGGTGTCCTCTCACAGTCGGTTGCATCGACGGTTGGGAGTTACTGATCGACACGTAGAGATCTAAGATTGACGCATGATCAATTGTCCTGACAAGACTCAGAAGTTTCATCAACTTCAATTGCAGCTCAGCTCTAAAGGACTCTTAGAGTTGTACACGTGGCTGCATGACACCAACAGTATCAATCGTTGCGATTCCGTCGATCTGCTCCGATCAACGATCCTCGCAATGATGCTCGCGAACCTCGACGCTTGTAAAACCCCTTACGTTGCTGTTGGCGACATCATCATTCCGATGACACAAGAACAACTTGAAGAAATAGCGTTCGGAGGCGAGCGCATCATGAGAACCACGAAGTCGAACCCTTCAGACTACATCGAGAACTCGACGGTGTGTTCGAGTGATCTGTCGAACATTGACGCCAAGGTTGACGAAGTTCTTTGATAAAGTTTATCAGATGGAAGCGGATTATGAAGAGAATGTAGCAGAGACCGCCGAGCTCGATGAGAGCGACACGCGCGCTGCTTGACGAGCTGTGTGAGAAGAGCTGCTGACATTAAGTCAACGCTCTGGCCCTCAAGACTACTAAGGTCACCACGAACATGCAACAGATGATGGTTTTTGAGAGTTTCACCGACGCCTACTACGCTCTAGTTCAGGGGACGTACGAGGGGTACGACTATGAGACGGCGCCTCGCGGCATGAAGATCCGCGAGAATCTCTTTACCTCGTTCGTCATTACGAACCCGCGTGACAGACTACTCTACGTGCCTGAGCGGAACTTCCCGCTCGATTACGTTATGGCTGAGATCCTGTGGTACATCTCGGGCAACAACGAAACTGCTTGGATTTCGACGTATAGCAAGTTTTGGGAGGCGATTAGCGACGATGGCAAGACCGCCAACTCGGCGTACGGTGCGCGCATCTTCAAGCAGCATGAGTATCATGACGCGTGGACTTCGGCAGACACGCTCATCAGCTGGAACCAGTGGCAATACGTCAAGGACGAGCTCACTCGCGATCGTGACTCGCGTCGCGGCGTTATTCATATCCGTCAGCCGCAGGATAGTATGTTGGCTGTGAAGGACATGCCATGCACGCTCAATTTGCAATTTTTCATCCGTGATGAGAAGCTGCATCTCATCGTTCAGATGCGCTCAAACGACCTCATCCTTGGCACGGCGCTCGACGTCCCCGCCTTTACCTTTATGCAGGAGATGATGGCGATGGAGCTTGGTCTCGAGCTCGGCTTCTACTATCATACCAGCAATTCAATGCATGTGTACGATCGTCATTACAAGATGTGTGAGGACATCCTGTCCAACGCGAGCGGCAAGACACAGATGCGTCACGCAATGCCTCGATTGCCTGGCCCTCCCCCGATCGAGGAAATGATGATCTTCGAGGCGCAAGGTCGAGCGGCGACTACCTCTGACGAGCTCGTGAAGATCGGCAGCGCGGCGCGCATGCTCAGTGATGTGTTGTGGACAGACTGGGTGCACATTCTGCTCGCTCATCGTGCCAAGAAGTTGGGAATGACAGATCTTGAAACATGGTTCCGCGAAGGCCTGTCCATTGCGTGCTTCAAGGAGTTGACGCGATGAAGTTTTGGGAGAGCGTGCAACGGATCCTTGGCACGGTCTTCATCGTTCTCATGGGTATGGTGATACTGTTTATGTTGTTTCTCGTGTTCGCTAGCTGCGACACCGGTTACGAAGCCAACAAGCGTGTCAACTTCGACGCCTGCGAGACGCAATGTGTCGACGCCGTAACATCACTCGGAACCTTTGAACAAGGCCTTGGGTACGTGAAGTGTTCTTGCATCACGAAAGACAGAGGGAAAGAATGAATCACCGCGAAAACAACAAGTACGACTACGAAGATGTGAATGTCTTCATCGACGAGAAGTACGTTTCGTACGAGCAAGAGGTCACCGATCCAGATCTCTCTTTCATATTGGGGACGCTTCACTCGACGCTTCCATTGATCGTTTACTACGACGACCCGGAAGGCATCTCAAAGATGGAGGAAGTCTGTCGCAAGTACGGTCTCATTACCGCCGGCGCGCCTGCCTCGCAGATCCCGCTCGCGAACATGTCGTCGACCGAGGATGAGCTGGTCACGAACGATAAGAACGTCAAGGTCGAAATGCTCGGTTACAAGCTGTTCGAGCGTTTCGACCCGCTTCGCGCCGACAGCATGGCCGACATCCGCACACTCACCGACGACGCGCAGGCGCTGGTGATTGGCTGCTCGCTGTCAACGCGTCACGCGCTCGCGCTCGCGAACGAACTACAGGTGGCTGCCGCCATCCTCGTTGGGCCGACGCAGGCAGCGACCACCATTCGGCTCGAGTCGATCGGGATCTCAGTTCCACGCATCACACTCATCGAGTCGATCTCACGTGCGATCGACGTGCCTGTCATCTCGACGGCGAGCAGCACGACCGACGTCTGCAAGGCGCTTGTCGCTGGGGCTGACGCGGCGCTCGTCCACTTTGGCGGCCCGTTCGCCGCAGATGAAGATCTCGACTTCATCGTCAAGTCCATCGCGGACGCTATGCGCGAGAATCTGCTCGAGTTGTGCTGTTCAGCCGGCGCGAAGAGCGTGCGGAGCCTGCCTGATCGTTGTCGATTGGTGACGAAGTGAACGCGGGGCTCAAGAACCGGTCCGACAATGTGGTGAGCGACGACAAGCTCGTTGCTTTCCTATATCTGTTGTTACGTGATCACGTGGTCGGCGGCGACATCGAGCTCATCATGAAACAGCTTGAAAAAGCCGACGGCTTTGAGTACACCAACGGCTACATGGCTGCCTACGCGATAAACATCGCTGAGCGGCTAAGATCGAAAGTGGAATGAACAATTTGACCGTTTATTGCGGACCGATGTGGGGCGGCAAGACAAGTAGGATGCTGCTTGAGGTCGAAAAGCATCGTCACGCCGGTCGTGAGGTTCACGCCTTCAAACCGACGGTCGACAACCGCTACTCATCCGAGAACATCGTGACGCACATGGGTTGGTCCATCCCGGCCGTATGTGTCAAGTCCGGCCGTGATATCGAGACGTACATGCTTGACAACGCGAAGGACTTCAACAACAGTCTCATCGTCGTCGACGAACTCTTCATGCTTGATAACGTGGCCGACACGCTGGTTTGGTTCTACAATCGCGGTGTTGACGTGGTCGTTGCGACTCTAGACTTGTCGTACGCCTGCAAGCCGTTCGACGAGGTCTCCAGGATCCTGCCATGGGCCACAAAGGTGGTTAAGTGCCCCAGTGCGTGCTCGGTATGCGGTCGCGACGCCTTCTACACTTATCGCAAGATTGACGACGTCGTGGGTGACATCGTCATTGGTGGAAAGGAGAGTTACGAGCCTCGTTGTCGCGCGCACCACCCGTGTCTCGAGGATGTATGAAGTCTAACAATTCGAAGTTGACGTTGCTGAGTTCACGTCGAACGGAAGAGTAACAGTCCAGTGCAGATTGCTAATAGAATACATGTACGTCATGTTTAATGTGATGGGACGGTGACAACGTGACCGAGAAAAACTCCTTCAAGAGTAATTCGTGCGACCTTGAACCCGAGGTGCGTCAAGCGATCGATGCAGCACTTGAGGCGGCTACGGGGTTGCCTGCGAAAAAACTGATCATTGTGCCCGAGAAGCTTGTCGCGTACGTCAAGCCAAACGTTAACGCTGTCAGCTACCGACCACGAAAAGAACAGATATATATGATCCATGCTGGTGAGATGGCGAAGCAGGCTACCTGCGACCGTCTCCAGGTTGGAGCTGTCTTTACCGACATAAATATGATGCGCGTGCTTTGTTCCGGTTACAACGGCAGCTACGCTGGCGGCCCAAACGGTTGCGATAGCTGCGAACCTGGCAACTGCGGGTGCATTCATGCCGAGGTAAACGCGCTCACAAAGTCTCGAGACGACCTGCATGACTCGGTCTGTTTCGTGACGACTCAGCCCTGCAAGATGTGCGCGAAGATCCTCGTCAATCGAGGAGTTAGTCGCGTCGTGTACCTCGAAAGTTACAGAAACAATGAAGGTCTTGTGATTCTGTGTGCTTCAGGCATCGAGGTTGTGAAGTACGCCGACCTGGGGACCGGAAATTTATGAACACATTTGTCATCGATTGGGGCGGTCACGCGGACAAGTTCCACTATATCAAAATTCAGCTGTCGGGCACGCTATAACCCGAAATGGGCACATAGAATCCCGCAGCTTGAACAGATGGAATGATTCCACCTGTTCTGGTTTTATCCCTTCTGACGAAGACTTCGTATCTATCGTGTAGCATGAACAAGCTTGATTCTGACGTGATTCTCAAGCTCCTTCGAGAGGAGCGAGCGAAGCAACTCGACGCCTTGCGCGTTGAGATGCCTTCGCTCACTGAGAACATTGACGTCAACATGAACGTCGGCGGCACTGAGAAGAAGATCATCACCCCCGGATTGAAGGTCCGAGACAAGCCGTACGGCCGCCTCTACACTGTCAAGGCTGTGGGGCCTGACTCCGTGATCCTCCTCGACCCCACCGGGCAGACGGTCAACGTCTCCGATCAACAACTGGAAAGTGGGTTCGATCTTGACTAAGTTGCACATCCCGGAGTTTAGCGACGCCGACATCTCTGACCTCGCTGCGGCATGCGTCAAGGAGGTCGCGGCCGAGATTCGTGGCAAAGACAGGAAGACCGCGCAATCGAAGAGTTCGTTCCTTGACGAGGCCTATGTGGCGCAGAACAAGTCGTACTCCATGACGACTAATCACCTATCTGAGCCGGCCAAGAAGCATCACGAGCAGCTTTATAAGTCCTATACCGAGCTACTGACTCGCGTCAGCGCTGAGGTCGACGCAGCCGACAAAGAGAACGTCAGCTCGGCGCACTCCGCGTACCGCTCGGTAAAGAAGGACGAGGTCTACAATCTCAACGCGACCTACCTGCATGAGCTCTTCTTTGCGAACTGTTTCGATCTCAACTCGGAGCTCTTCCAGGACTCGGACTCGTACATCTACCTGTCTCGCGATTGGGGCACTTTCGACGCGTGGATGAAGGACTTCATGGCCGCAGCGCTCGCGTCGCGGTCTGGTTGGGTTGTCTGTGGGTACAGTTTGTTTCTCAAGCGGTTGATTAATGTGACGATCGACAGTCACGATCAAGGAGTTCCGGTGGGCATTCTGCCGATCATCGTCATCGATCTCTGGGAACACGCTTATGTGCGTGACTACGCCGGTGACAAGAAGGGTTACTTGACCGCGATGATGCGTGAGTTAAACTGGGAAGTCATCGAAGACCGCTTCAAGCGAGTCACTGCCGTGAAAGAGGTGATGGGATGAAAGTCAGCGAAATTAAGTCTGAGATCAACCGACTCGCTAGCTCACTACGGGAAGCCCTGAACGACCCGTACATGGCGTCTCTGTCGAGTGTTCGTGCCATCGTCACACGCATCGACAAACATCTCTACAACATCGCCGACCGATGCACTCACACCGTGACGCGCCGCGAGATGGTTGAGAACCTCGATCGTATTCAGTTAGCTGCTGAGCTGTTCTTGGAGAACGTAGACACGGCCGCGCAGGACGAAGTCGTCGCCGAGAGTCTTGAGATGCTCGAGGGTGTCACTGTCTACCAGACCGCTGTGGCCTCACGTCTGGCGCAGCTCGTCACTGAGGAGCTCACACGTGGCCGTCGGATGCTTGCCGAGGAGCCAGAGATCCAACCTGGCGACGTCCAGCAGATTGCCAACGATTCAATCGATGTTGCGCTCGACGGCTACTTTCAGAAGGCGAGCGAGACGCTCGACGCGACCGGCACCGCGAATATGGAGATGGACCCGACGGATCCTGAGAAGGAGCAACAGTTTTCAGCGACCGACTTTGCAAGCGACATCGCGACCCTTGTCGACCGTACCGACACACTGATCGACATGAAGGCGACCATCGCACGCCGCGCTTACAACCACGTCGCGAAGAAGTATGGCCCCGACGCCGCCGAGAACTTCAAACAAGTCCTCGGTGCGAACTTCGACATCGAATTGGAGTCGGAACGTGATCTCGAAGGCGAACGCTTCGCTGACCGCCCTGCCGCGGCCGGCGCAGGCGGAGCGCCTGGCGGGGGCGGCGCGCCGTCGGCAGCTAGCGGCGGTTCAGGCACCGGCGCCCCTTGAAGAAGTTCGGAGCGAAGCGGAACATCCATGTGCTTCTACCACAATCATCGTACGTTAAAACCAAGGTGGCGACGTTCGAGCGACAACTGACGTTGCAGGACACGCTGGGTGGCTTCGTCGCACTAGTCGCAGAAGGCGATGATCGCGCTATCTCTATCCTTGACGAGCTCGCGAGACTCAAATACAACGGGAAGCTTCACGAACGGATCGAGCGCGGCGCTCTGTCACAGGTCGACAGCGACCTACTTTATGACATGTTAGAGAGCGACGACACATGAGCATTTGGGACAAGAAATTCAAAATGTTACTTGAGGCGTCCGAGGAGAATACGGCGCTGAAGGAGCATGTGATCACTCTCGAAAGCCAGATCTTGCGGATCGCACAAGCGGTGAGCGGTGTGCAAAAGAGTTGCATCGACCTGACGAAGATCTTGATCAGTAACAAGCGCGAGATCGACGACATCTGCAGTTACCTCACGGCCGAGAGCAACATTGAGGACGACCAGATGCAGTCTCAGGAAGCGGAAGGCGAGACGCTCGACGAGCTTGCCCAACGGAAACGGATGATGAACTGATGATCACACTGAGCATTGCCTGGACGTACATCAAAAGATATGCTTGGCTCTTCTTCGCGGTTGTTGCGGGCGTGCTCGCGATGGTTGTCTTCGCTAAGGGCCCTTCTGACATGGCGAACCAGATCAACGCCATCAACAAGCGACACTCAGAGGAGATCGAACGCATTCGCGCGGCGGAAGAGACGCGCCTTCGAGAACATCAGGAGAATCAGCAGCGTCTCGAAGAAACTCTAAAGATGCTGGACGACCGGTACAAGAAGGCTCTCACCAATCTCGATGTTGAAAAACGAGTTGAAGTCGATCGCATTCTCAAGAAGCATAAGGATGACCCGGACGCTCTCGCAGCGGAGCTCGCGGCTGTCCTAGGCTTTCAAGTGCAGAAGCTGTGACACCCTCGACGGAGACGCTCGTCTGCGCTATCGGTATTCTCTTCGCCATTGCCGGATGTGCAGCATCCGTTCGGAGATTGGTCCTATCTCTGCGAGTGAAACGTGAAAAAACGCGCTTGACCGTGAAATAGCGCTTTGCAGAGGCTAGGGTCACTGCGTATGATGTGTTTCATGCGCTGCCTGCTCGCTTCGCTCGCACTGAGCTTCACTCTCTTTCTTTCTTCCACGGCTTCTGCCGATGAGCCGACCTCGTGGATCGCCCCTGTTATTACGCCGGTGACGAAAGGTGCGCTCGCCCCCTTCACTGGCATTCTTCTCACACCTGAGGCTGTCGCCCGCGTCATTGCTGAGGCGAAGGACTGCCCGAAGCGCATGTTAGTAGAGACAGACCGTGCGCGCGCCGAAGAGAAAGCGCACAGTGAAAAGACACTTGCTAACGCCGTCTCCGACACAAAACGTGATCGTGAGATTGCGAAGGCTGCGATCGAGCAGCGCGATGATAACATCAAGGATCTTACGACACGTCTGGAGAAGTCCGAATCTGCCCGCGGCAACGCTTGGTTGTGGGCTGGTGGAGGCGTTCTCGTCGGCGCGGTTATCGTAACTCTCAGCATCATGGTCGTGGGTGCCGCGAAGTGAGGAGGAAACGCCTAGTTACTCCCGCCATGAGCGACACACCTGAAATTGCTGTCACGCCTGAAGTCATCAAGACTAGCAAGTTGTGGATGAAGGACTCGGCTGGGTACCCGTCTATCTCGGTGACGATGCTCGCCATCTCCTTCTGGGCCACGACCTTCGCTTACATCGTGTCCATCTTTTCTAAGATCGGACCTGTTGAGTTCAAGTCATTCGACTCCGGCGCTTGCGCCGCTTACTTCGGCCTCATTCTGGGCACGTACGTCGCTCGACGCGCGACCGAAGCCAAGTGGGGCAACCCAAACACAATCACGACGACGTCTGACCTCGGCGGCTCGCCCATGCAGATGCCCAACCCGACCATGAATCAGATGACCAATCAAATCATCCAGCAGAACGCGGACGTCGCGAAGCAAGAGCAGGGTTAATCGTGACAAAGTCCGTTGTCAGCGAGTCGGCGCTTCGTGAGCTGCTTCGTGAAGCCTTGAGCAACACGGACGCCATGAGTCACGACGCGCCGGAACCTGCGATCACGCCAAACCCGGCGATGGACCGCACGTCACTCGAGCTTGACCTCAATCCCATTGAGATTAGACATGCGCCGCGCTCCAAAAACGAGCTGATCGTGATGGTGCGGAACCTGCTTGATACCGTCGACGACGAGCAGTCTGGCGAACTGTACAAGAAGATCAAGAGCCTCGTCGGCGGCGACGAGGTCGGCAAGAAGGATTTCGGGAAGGCGCGCGAACTGCCGTCTTCTACTGATGCAACGAACACGAGGAGCACTGACATGACTGACAAAAAGATTGGTGAGAGTATGAATCTCGCGGACGTGGTTCGCGACATCGTGACGGAAGCCCTGCCCTCGAACGACGACGATGACGACGACGACTGGTTTACGAAAGACGACTACGAAGACAGGTTTGCCACTCTACCTGGTAAAACTGAGAAGCCCGTCAAGAACCTTGGTGAGGCCATCCGACAGATCGCCGGCGAAGCTCTCGAGGAAGCCAAGAAGAAGAAGGGTAATCCCTTCGCTTTTGGCGGCGGCAAGTTCAAGGCGAATCAGTTCAAGAAGAAGGGCACAAAAACCAAGAACGAGTCCGACGGCGACAAGCCGTTCCCGGGCAAAGCGACGAAGCACAACCCGTCGTCTTTTGGCGGCGGCTCGCTCGCTGAAGCTATTCGCGACATCGCGGCTGAAGCTCTTGCTGAGGCCCCCGTGCGGATCAACCCGCGCGATGTCGCGAGTCAAGCCGGCGGCATTAGTCGGCAGCGTCCCGACGGCTCGACGCCCCTTCCTGGCGATCGCAACGCCGCCGCACGCGATGTACACAAGATGCGCGCTGCACGTGCAACAGACTCGTCTGGCAGTGCTCACGATGCGGTTTCGAAGATGGCAGACGCAGCCGGTGCGTCGAGAGTCGCTGGACGCAATGCGACCAAGCGAGATAACATTCGAGGTGTTGACGAGATGGACGAGTTCGACGAGATGGATGAGCTCGACGAAGCCAACTACGACGCGGCGATGACTGAGGCTGACGGCGACCACAAGCTTCCCTTTGGCTTCGGCAAAGGAAAGTTCATGGGCAGCGGCGGGTTCGACACCTCGCGTCCCGAAGATGATGACTTCGAAGGCCCTCCCTCTAAAACGTTCGCCGCGCTCGGTGGTTCGTCCGATGACGATTTCCGCGCCGACGGCTCGTTGAACTTCGACCCAAACGAGGACATCATCGACGACGAGGAGAAGCAGACATATCTCGATTCGCTCAGCAAGAACACCGATTGGGATCCTGAGGAGTCGGACGACGACGACAATGACGCGCCCAAAGGTAAGAAGGGCTCCCCCAAGCCGCGCATCGACATCGGCACCGGTTATGGTGTCGACGGCGAAACATACGAGAAGATCAGCGAGAAGCTCGGTTTCACGCCCGAAGGCGCCAAGAAGGCCGTCGGCATCGCGCTCGAGCGCTTCAAGATTCTGCATGACATGGACCCGAATGACCTCGCTGAGCTCGTCATGACGGGCGTCGACGACTACATCCAGATGCTCACCAAGACGGGCGAGCTCGACGCGGGCGACATCAAGTACCTGCATGACAACGCCGACGTTGTGGCGTACAGCGATGAATTCCGTGATTTCTTCTCGAAGTTCGTGAAGCGTGCCGTGCGCGCCTATCGCGCGGACACGCAAGACGATTCCGATGACTGAGAAGCGAAACCTACGCGAGATCGTTGGCTTTGACTTTACAAAAAGATCCTCAGCGAGAACCTGATCGCGGAAAGCGTATAGCTCTCCTTAGAACAACTTCGTGTTTGCTCAGATTTTGCTCGCAAGTTATAATAAAGAAAATCTGTTTCGCAAGGATCACAAGAGTGAAAGCCCTTAAAGAGTACTTCACGGTTAGCAATAAGCCGATCGTGGCCGTTCAGCCGGGTCGACCCGTTTCACCAGGCTCCCGCTGGAGGCACATCATCGACGTCGGTCTGATGAAGAGCTACGAGTTCAAGGAGTTGCCTATCCGCGACCGCTTCATAATTCAGTGTATCGCGCTGGAGACGCATCGTGGCAAGGAAGACGTGATTTGGACCATCGAGGGTAAGGTGGTCACCGTCGTGCTCAAGCAGCCACCGATCGGGCTCACGGAGCCGATGGTTGAGTTCGCGAAGACGCTCGACAGTATGCGACGTGAGATGGACTACGTTGCGCTTCGAGATGGCGAAATCGAGCACGACTACAGATTCTGACGCGGTGTACATGACGAACGACCTCGAAGGTCGTCTGGACGAAGCGTTGCTGACGCTCCCTCTCGATGACGTCATCAAGGAGATGAACGAGTACATCGAGGTCGGCGCCGAGCAAAATGAGGCTAAGAAGTTGATCTTACAGCCATTTCCAACTGTCGAAGTGTCGTTGGAACTAGTCTTCGCAAACGAGACTGTCAAGTGGATTGAAGGCACAATTTCGTCTATGTCGTTCGGCAAGGGATGGCTGGTCGTGGTTGAGACGAACATCGCTGCGGCTGTTGAGGTAGTAAAAGAAGCCGCAAGTCAGAAGCTTGAACTCGTGCGCGCGACCGTCGATAACGCAACTTTTGGTTTGATGGGCGAGCTTGATTGCTCGCTTAGCTTCTCGTACGGCACCTGCTCGTTCACGGTGGCGGCGGACGAGGCATGCTACGTATGAGCATGATGAAGAGCTGTGATGCGTGCGTCAAGCGTGTGAACGAGGTCCGGAACTTCTATGGGGCCAACGTTTGTCGCAAATGTGCGACCGACCTCAAGGAAGCCTTCGACGGGCCCGAAACGATGCGAAGTTCCGGAGTGCGCTCGAAACATGGTGACGAGCACGCTGACGCATCCGGCGTCCCGTACCACTGGCCCGAATTGACGCTCGACGACATTCATGACGATTTTGGTGACGAGATGGCGCCCGACACCGAACGCGACTCTGAGGCATGTCCAGGCTGCGGTAGCATGCCTGGCGACGGCATCACCAACGACTGCGACGACCCGATGGGTTGCGGTCATAACCGTATGAATCAGGACACCGCTATCGGCGATGCGATCGCTCAGACTCAGCGCTCCCCGTCTCATATGAAGCACGAGTCCGCCAAGTTCAACGGCGACACCTACATGGAGGAGACACTTCGTCTTGAAGAGGCAAAGAATCGTCTGAAGCGCGCGCCGTTAAATCAAGAGAGCATCGGTCATATCCGTCAACTCCGCACGCAAGAGAGCCCTAGCAATCGCATTAAGATCGGGAAATGAGTCAATGAAGGCAGCAGCGCGCGTCCAAACGAAACAGCAGCTCGAGAATCTCGTCAGCAAACTTAACGACCATGCCAAGCGTGTCACGCGCGCGAGACTCTTTGAGGTGGGGGAAGCAGCCCCGGCCGGCGGTTCCGCGCCGGCTGCAGCGCCTGCTAGCGCCGCGACGTCAGCCCCAGCGCCTTCAGCCCCCAAGGGGACGCCGACTTCTCCTTCGTCAGACACTGACCCGTCTAAGGATGATAACGAATCCGAAGAGTCTGTCAGGGTGGAGACGATCGTCGACCAGCTCAACTCCATTCGCGGCGGTCAATCTTTTAAAGAGACAAAAGTCATGGACGAGCTCACACGCTACTTCGACGCACTCGAGGATAGTGAGCAGGACGCACTGCATGCGTATCTTAAGGGCATCGCGCAGATCGTCTCAGGGCAAGTCGACGCAGGTGCGGCTGAGGAGCCCAAGGATCACGGCGTTGCGACAAAGTCAAATGGCAAGGTTACGCGCACCATCAAGCCGTCGGTGATGAGAAAGGCCATCGCGCCCGCCTCTGCACATGTCGGCGCGCCTATCACTCGGAAGGCAGCCCCGCCGCCCAAAGAAGACACGTCGGCTCCTGCACCGATCATTCCGAAGAAGAGATAAATGAACTACGAACTAACGATCACGTTTGCGCTGTCAAACAAAAAAACGAATCTGGCTGCGAATGCTAGTCAACGTGATGCTCGTGGTGAACGTACACCTGAACAGCAAGCCATTGCTAGCAAGTACGTCAATGAAGTCTTCGCTATCGCGGAAATCATCACGAATATCGTCAATCCGCTTGTCAATGCAGAGTCTGATTGGGGCGAAGGGATCAACCCTAGACAGATCGGTTGGTATCTCAAAAAGGAACCTGATGTCGAGGAGATTAAAGTCGCAGTTCAAGGCGCTGTGAGCGACTTAGTCGTCGAGCTCGATGTGTACGTCGGCGAAACCGAGGACGATGTAGAACAAGAACTCGAAGACGAGTTCTATCTCACTCAAGCGAAGGCCGCCCCCGTGATCGATCGAGTGGGTCAGGTTTGGAAAAATTCCACGCGAACAATCACTGTTGTTTCTTCCAAGAAGGATAAACACGGACAGGTTTGGCACAAGGCAAAGGTTGTTCCACCCTACCTCCTTCCTGATAAAAACGGGTTGAACAATGTACATGAAGATCCTCTCCACCCCTGGGGAAACCAATCCGACAGTACGCACGATCCTCTCGTCTTGGTGTCCAAGGGTTCAAGGCATTCGAACTAAAATTTAAGGGAGGCTCTAATGCGTCACGTACAGTTCACGATCACCAACGGCCGTACCGTTGACCTTGAAGTTCAACCCCGATTTGAGCAGCTCGTTCGTGAGCGACTGGGGATGGACATCAACTCCTATGTAACCGACGCCGATCTCAAGCGTTTCTTCCTCCAGTCTTGCGTCAAGGCCGGCGAGTGAATCGTCATGCAGCTCATCATGGACGGACGCGTCATCACGCTCTTGGACGAATGGTACGCTGAGCGTGCCTTTGAGGCTATCGAGGCGGCGCCAGCTGGCGACGTTCTTGCAGCCATCTCGTTCGACGGACGTGTGTTGGTCAAGTGGATCGACGAGCAGGCCTCGTTGGTCGTTGTCCCCATGTTACGCGCGGTCGACTACAAGATCAAGTCGAAGGGCGTCAAGCCGACTAAGAAGCTTTGCCCGTGGTTCCATACAGCCGTCGAGGCGGAATTCGACCATGTGGCGACCGATCACGACGACGCGATCCAAGCGATGCATGCTAACACGAATGAAGAGATGCTCGCGCGCGGTCGACAGCCAGAATCATATCGTCGTTGGCTCTCCAAGCTCAAGAAGCGCTGGGTTCGTGCTGTTGTGTCCAACGGTAAGCGTGTAGAGGACTTGGAAACGCTAGCATCCTTAATGTGAAGAAGCTTACAACCAGTTGCGGCACAGCCACCATCCGTCTGGGTGAACATGGTATGTATGAGGTTTTGCTCGTCAGACCACGCGCTAAGCAAGACATGTGGGGTTTTCCCAAAGGTCATACCGAGTCGAACGAGAACGACATCGACACGGCCGCGCGCGAGACCTACGAGGAGACCGGCGTCGCCGTTCTCGTCCTGCCTGAACTTCTTGGCAGCGTCGAGGTCAACGCCGGCAACGAACGCAAGACTGTTCACATCTTCCTCGCGATCCCCGTCGTGGGCATCGAGAACACCGTCGACACCGTGCCTTTCCCTATGGATGAAGAGAACTACCAAGTGGCGTGGTTCCCGATCACGAGCATGCCTCAGTGTCATCAGTACCAACGCCCCATGTTTGATGCCTTGCGAAGCGTCGTCACTCGCGTGTTCCAAGAGAGATTTTTCGGTGACGTGTAATCGTGTCGGCGAGGTCTACTACTCGAGTCTGCACGATGAAATCTTCGTCGTGATTGACTGTCGTCGTGATGGTGACATCCTGATCAAGAAGTGGGAGTGCCGATCGCTTGAAGACTCGAGTCGTAATCCGTGGTGGCAATCTGATTCGTCATTCGAGCAACTAAACTACTCACGAGTGGCATGAGCGTGTTACCCAAACAAAGTAACGATAATATTCCTGTGAAAGTCGAGCGCGCGATTAGATTAACAGTTATATGGGTAAAAGACTTGACTGATGATTGGGTATCTCTGAAAGAGCAGATACTCAATGAAGTCGACAATGACACACGAAAATTATTCACTAAACGCGATGAACGTACCAAGAACATTGTTGCTCTCAATCAGATGGAGCTCGAGATTGTGGCCCTTTGGAAGGAATTGACGGGGGTGGAGCTCAAGCTCCGTTCGTTTAAGGAGCGTCGCAACATTCGCTGGTGGAAACCGCTGGAGTTCGATGATGAGTGACATTATCGGAAGGATCTACAAGTTTTATGACTTGCATTGGATCGTCATCAACGAGATGGATCGGTCAATGGCTGGGCTGGCAGATCAAAGCAGGCTTTTTCGTCACTACAGACTTTCGTGTATGGAAGACGCAACGCAGATCGATGTTTTGCTCTCTATTATCGAAAACTGGATGTCCAAATGGAAGCGTGTAGCGTAGATGTATGCATGTGACGTAGTTACTGACTGTGAAGTCTGACGAAAAGCTGCTGCGCGAGGCTGTTCGCAACACGCTCAAAGAGGAGTTTGGCGATTACGGCATCGGTGGTACGAACTACGGCGGCGCGACGCCGTGGACCGGCGGTTACGGCGGCTCGTCGAAGCACACCAAGTCCGGCGTCATGGGGATGGATCTGGGCTCGATCTTCATTGACCCGTTCGTCAACGCGATCAAGGTGATCGGCGCAGAGATTGGCAAAATCGGCGTGAGCTTGATCACGTTGGTGCGCACGACTCTAGAGTCCGCGCTCGGCATCTTGGTCCCGAGTTTCCAGGTCGATTATAAGAAGATCGAGGCAACGCAGGCAAAGTACATCAAGAAGATCACTGAGAAGTATAAAGACGCCTACGCGGCGGTCAACGAGGCCTACGACAACCCCGACATCCAGCTTTTCTCCTTCATGCACAACCCGACGACGTGGCTCACATACAAGACGATCACGGCTAAGCCCGAGGCGATTCTCACCGTCTACGACACTATCGCCGAAGGCAATCAGGTTCTCTCGCTATATCTCCGAGACATTCGCAACCGGATGTACGGCGCTCAAGCACCGGGCGCGCCCGTTCCGCAACAAGCCGGCCCTCGCTCCGAGGCCGCAGTCGCCGCGCCTAAAAAGAAGACCCCCGGCGAGTTCATCGCCGACGCGCTCATGTCGCCAGAGTTTGCGAAAATGGTCGCGCAGTCCCCGCTCGTCATCGAGATGAAGAAGGACGCAGCACTGATCGACAAAAACACGAACATGGCGCTAAAACAGGCGATGCAACCAGTGCTCAACGCAAACACAGTTGAGGACCTCGCGCACGCGTCAGGCGGCGCCTGGCAGGTCCCGCAAGACTACGAAGCGCTTGAACCTGATGAGAAGGCCGACGCCGACGAAGCGTTGCTAGAGCAGGCGAAAGCCTCTATGAAGGCGTTCTATGCGGCGCAAATCGAGAACCAGATCAAGCACGCCATGGGAATGGGTGTCTCTGACCAGAGTCCTTACGTCACGTCGCTCAAAAGTATGCTTCAGTCGTTGAAGTGACGTAAGTTTGCCGATATGGCAAACACTAATGACACTCAGACCGGCGCGCAGCAACCCGACGAACTCAACGAGCTCACCGCAGTGGTGGAAGAGTTTACGAAGCGACTCGCCACGATCGAGCAGGAACAGGATCTGCTCAAGGCTGACCGCAAGGAACTTATCGAAGAGTTCAAGGAAAAACTCGATATGAAGACGCTTAACGCAGCAATGAAGATTGTCAAGGTGAAGCGTGCCGCTGAACACAAGCACACACTCGACACCTTTATGGAGATCCTCGAGACACGGGACCTCAACGTCTGATGACGGCGAAGAAGAAGTCTAGCGTCAGCGAACAGACCGTCGACGTACCGCTTACCTCGAAGGAGCTTGAGATGTTACGTGACATATTCGGCGTCGTGATGCCTATCATGACGCCGGTTGCAACGACTAAAGAAGATGAAGAGTCTGCTGGGGTTGTCATGACTGAGGCGACGATCGCCGAGTATCTCGCAGCGATCAGCAATCGGACGAAGCTCGAGCACACACTCTGGAAGAAGATCGCAAAAGCCTGTGTGGCGCTCGGCATCGTGACTGGTAAACAAGCGCCTACATTCGCTGTCAGCGCGGCGCACATCCCAGCGATGCACGTTTATAAACTGGAGGAATAAGTGAACATGGACGTTGGGCAGATTATTTACGTACTCTCCGCGGAAACGGACAAAATTGTCCCTATGCAGGTGTGCGAGGAGCTCCGTCGTCGCAGTTTCGCGGGTGAGGATGTCACATATCTCATCACTTCAGGACCTGAAAAGAAGACGTTCAGGCTCGACGAGATCAACGGCAAGGTCTATCTGACGCTCGAGCTCGCGCTCGAGCATCTCAAGAAAAACTTTGAGCAGTGGATAGAGAAGCAATCGCAGTGGACTGTTAACATGCAGCACACCTGGTACAGAATGGAAGCGTCAGAGAAGCCTGCTGAATGAAGAAGGATTGGCACTACTACAGCGGACCGAGCGGCGAGATCAGCACGTATGACTTCTTCGACTACAACGTTCGTCGGAACGCCGACGACGTGCGAGCACTGGCTTCGGTCGAACTCGTCGTCGGCGACCAGTACATGATGCGCGTCGATGGCAGCAAGTCGGTGCGCGTCTTGCTCATCACACCAGCGACTATCACAGAGCACAACGAGCTTCGAGCACACGTGGTTGTGCTTGAAGACAACCCTTACGTCAAGTCTGGCGCGGAATGCAAACCGCTCGCGTTCACGCTGCACAAGCCGTGAGAACCTGGGTAAGACGACCTGAAGAGGTCATCGTCGGTGACGACGAAGTTCTCGTCTGGATCCAGACCGACGATGACCTCTTCTATGTTTTGCTGGCGTCTGGAACGTTCAAGCTGGCGTCGATAGTCACCTACGAAGACATGACCTTCGACTGGGAGCCTGACCAGAGATCTTTCTTGAAGCTCGGGAGCGATAGGTAAGAAGCATGAGCGACGTCGTCAGCAAAGTGCGCCGCATCGTGTTAGATGAGGCCATTAAAGCCTCAAAAGAGTATATGAAGAAGGAAGAGGTCCGTCAACGCATCCAGGATCTCGTCACTCACATGGTCGACACGGGGGAGATCAAGTCCGACGCGGAGCTTGCGGAGTTCTGGAAGACGGCTGAGATGTCCATCACAGCTCTCAAGATGATTCCACTCGGCGCATTCAAGGGGTCACGATGAGATTCGGACCGATCGTCGCCATCATCGTAGCGCTAAGCAACAGCGCGTGTCCACCGTCACAGGGTTCTGATCCTGTCGTGCCTCGTCCGACGCCGATTCCCACCGACGTTGACATGTGCGACGCCGCCGAGATTCACCTGATTGCTCTAAGCTGTCCGGAAGGCCAACCAACAAAGCGTGGCACAAGATTCTCCGATATTTGTCGTGAGCTATCGGCTGCAGGAATTTTTCCAAATCCGCGCTGTCTCGCAAACATTAAGTCTTGCTCAGAAGTCGATGTGTGCACGGGGACGAGCAACCCGCTGCCGAAACGATTATGATATGCGAAAGATCACTCCTACACAAACCTTACAGTTCATCGACAACAATAATCTGATAGACAAGCAAGCCGCAACGGTCTTCGTGGCGCTGACCGGGATGTCGATTCTTCGTGTCTACGATTCGGCTGAAGGTTTCTTCAGTCTCTCGAAGAGTAACATATCTGGGCTTCCGCCTGAACTCACGTTCAAGTTATTTTCTGCTTTTGATGGAGACTTTGAAGCGATCGAATGGTTGTTGAGCGAGGAACATTTCGACGATCTCGATTGTCTTGATTACGATGAGGTTCACTTTTTCGCGAGAACCAGCGACGAGAACAGCGGCAAGAAGCTCGCTCACGAAGACGTCTACGGTGTAGGCCCTTCTGACATGTCCTATGAGTATAAACCGACAAAAGTCAAGGCTACTAACTCTGGTTGTAGTTACGGGTTGATCAGCTCGTCCGAAACATCTGAAGGCACACCTATCAAACCTTTAGCAGAGTTTCTACGTGATGTGGAAAGATACTCTTTTGCGCCCGCGAGTGCATCGGCCGCGGCCGATGCGGGAAAAGCCCTCAAGAACTTGAGAAACAGCAACAATTGATCCTCGCTAGTTAGATCATGTGACCTTCTACACAGGCTACAAGCCCAGTCTCAAGACTCCTCACGTTAAGCCGTTTACGGTCGCCATGCCCGCCTTCGCGACGGCCGCCGCGACAAGTAGCGAACACGTCATCCCGGAGCACACTCCGATCTCCAATCAGCTCTCATTGAACAGCTGCGTCGCTAACTGCGTTGGCGATTTACTTGAGATCGTCATCGGTCTGGAAGATCCGACGAACGTCGTCCAGATCTCACGTTTGCATCTCTATTGGTCAGCACGAAGTTACACTCGAGATACTGGCCTTGATGAAGGCACTTTCATCGCCAACGCGATCGATAGTCTTCGTACACTCGGTGTGTGCCGCGAGGAGACTTGGCCTTACGACGTCACCAAAGTGTTCGCTCAGCCGCCGCTGCGCGCATATAAAGAGAGTCTTGATAACAAAGTGCTCGAGTATTACCGCATCTACGGCGGCGCGACCTCACGAGCTGATGGTGTCGAGGTCGCTGTGCGAGCCAACCACCCGGTCACCATCGCCACTGCGGTTGATAACTCCTTCATCGCCTACCACGGTGGCGGTAAGGTGTGGATGCCGCCGTCGTCTTGGGTCGGCTATCATGCCATGATTGTCGTTGGTGTGCGAACCACTGCGAACGGCCGTCGCGAATTTTTGCTGCGTAACAGTTGGGGCGCTGGTTGGGGCGACAACGGTCATGTTTGGGTCGATGAAAGTTACATCGGATGGGTCGAAACGAGCGATACGTGGGTCGTAACGCGTGTGCCCGGGTTCGTGTTCTGAAGAGTAACAATGCGCGCCTTCATACAGTAATATGACGTTATGTCTGAGAAGTGCGACGCTTGTTACACATGTCTCGATAATTCGAACGATCCGTTCAACCCGTTCAACCCGTTCAACCCGTTCAACCCGTTCAACCCGTTCAACCCTGTCAAATCTCGTATGGTCCTATGTCCCACTTGTGGGAACAAGCGTTGCCCCAAGGCGACTTATCATGGCAACTTCTGCACTCACTCCAACGAGCCCGGGCAGCCGGGCAGCAACTGTCGGAGAGTGCGATGAGCGACACAGAAGAGCATTTCAAGTGGATGTATCGCTATCGAGACATCGAGACGCCTTGCGAGGCATGTCGTGGCTTTGGTACTCGCATGTACGGGTCAACCTCGACATGGAGAGGCGGGATGGGTGGCGCTTCCATGATGCAGGACGTCTGCGACGAGTGTTGGGGTAGCGGTGACATCAATAACCAATGGACTGACCTGCGTAAGCTTCGTGCTGAGGAGAACGCTCGCGTCGCGGCAAGAGCCGCGACGTTGTTCTCGGATCGCTGTGGCCTGGGTCTGAGCACGCTTGTGCCAGGCATCAGGGAGCTTGTTCTCGAGCTGGAGAAGTTCGACCGACAGCGTCGCAAGCGCGCAAACGGGTTCAACGTTGTGGCGAGCTGCTTGGCCAAGCTTCTGAAAGAACTGCTGCCTCCGGAGACGAAGTGATGTGGGAGAGGTGGGAGAGCACGCCGATCGTCAACAAGATCTGGGACTGGACCGACGAGGAGAAGACGGCCTTCCAATCCGAGATGATGGCCATATACATGGCTCCGCGAACGATCGCTCTTGGCGCGTACAAGCGTAAGGGGTGGATCAAGACGGTTGGCTTCTACAAGGCCATCCTCGGACAACAGGATTACACCTGGGTCGGCGTGTATCGCTTCTGGATCTGGGAGCGCAACGGTTGGCGCGTGTACGTCAGCAACATTCAGGGTGTCAGCTTTGAGGTACAAGCAGATCTCAACAAAGAACAGACACGTGCAGCGTGGGATGACTTCCGCGCTCGCATCGGGTTGTACTGCCCGTACGCTGTTGGACAACACGTTCTCACGTACTCGACAGACGAGTCAGCGACGGTTCTTGGCCTCTGTGAACTGTACCCCGGACACGTGCTCGTACGCTTGGACAAGGACGGCGCGACGAGATCCATCCATTTTGATAACATGGTGTCAGCATGAGTAAGTGGTGGACCTGGGAGTGGGATCGCGTTGGAGTCGAGGGCGACCTTGTACTCACGTACACACAGATCATCAGGTGGCGCCGCGGCTGGGTCACACTGTATAAGTTCGTGTTCGAGCATGAAGAAGATGTTCAGACGGAGTGGAGGCTCTACCTCCCGTTCAACGTCAGCGTCAGCGTGCAGTTCACCACGACGAAGATGTAGTCTTCCAAGTCTTGTTGTGCACGATCATGTACACTGAGTGTGGCGTGATGTCGAAAGCTCGCGCCAAGTCTGCCTGCTTTTCTCCTTGGGCGTATCTCTCACGGAGAATGGTAACCAACGCCCAAGTCATGACTGCGTTCGGACTGTTCTCGCCGCTGCACCTGGTGAGGTAATCGACAGATCGTTTTGATCCGTAGTTCGGGTTATCGCGACCATGTTTTCCATACATCGGATGATTGACCCCGGCGAGTTTTACTATTGGACCACGCTTCTTGCCAAGTTGGGCACAACGCTGTCGTTCAATGGAGTCAGGTGAACGACGGAACCGAAGGCCGCTCGTGCCTTCACCACCCAATGTCTTGTTCGCACCCCAGAGGTAGTCGTCATACCCTTGGAACGTGCGATGTTCCTTGATGAAGCGCTTCTCCTCGTCAAGCGCGAACGCTTCATCTTTCGTGGCCAACACGACCTCACGACGCCAACCGTATTTGGATGCGATGCGTTTCCAATGACTGTTGTCACGGTCACGGAGACCGACGCGACGCTCATTGCCTTTGCCAACATAGAAGACACGAGGTGAAGACTCGAGTGTCCAATCGATGTAGACGAAGAAGACAGTCATGAAGAGATCCTGTTCCAAAGTTAGCTGATATAGTGACTTTATGAACGGAATCCTCCTGCTGGACCTCCAAAACTTTGCGTTTAGGTGTCGCATGTCCTTCGGCAAGCCGCTGCCGGAAGGCGTGAAGTCGAACTTCACCTTCCAGTTCCTGCGCAACCTTCGTGCTCTCGTTGACACGCTTAAGCCTAGTTCACTTATTTTGGTAAAAGAAGGCTCGCCGGCACATCGCTACGAAATCTACCCGGAATATAAGGGTCACAGAAAGGTGAAATCTGACGATCCGGAAGCTGAGAAGAAGTTCGCAGATATCATGATGCTGAAGAAGCAGGTTGACGAGGCGATCAACTTCGCTCTCAAGAACCTGGAGGTGACCGTCATCAAGCATCCCAAGTGCGAAGCCGACGACCTCATTGCGAACGTGGCCCGCGCCCTCGCAAAGAAAGGTAAGAACTGCATCATCGCGTCCAACGACAAGGACTTCACTCAGCTTCTCCGCGAATCCGAGCACATCCGTCTCTACAACTACGGTATCAAGGAGTTTGTGACAACGCCCGACCACGACGTGTTGGTCTATAAGGCTATCGTCGGTGACAAGTCGGACAACATCCCGGGCATCGGCGGGTACGGGCCGAAGAAGGCACTCAAGCTGTGTGCCTCCATTGCCGACGGATCGTTCGATGTTGCCAATCTGCCGTTGGAGCAGAACGAGATCTACGAACGAAACCTCAAGCTCGTTAAGTTCTACGAGCTCGACAAGGACGAGTGGCGTAAGGTGCAGCTCGACAGCGGCAAGTTCGACCCGGCGGCGTGCATGATCGACTTTCTGATGTTGGACATGCCTTCGCTCGCCGAGGAGCCGGCGTACAGTCGCTTCGTGGACACGTTTGGCGCCTTGAAGGAAGCTTCGCTGTGATCATCTTCCTGCTCGTTTACCTGATGCCGGCCGTGTTGACCTGCATCGCCGCTCGCGACAGTATCAACGACACACGCGGCCTCTTCGCGGTGGTCTACGTCTTCTGGACGTTCGTCTTCTGGCCGTTCAAGTGGGTTGTCAAGTTTCATCACCACGTCGTGGACGGTGACCTGTAAGAAGAGATCTTTTCCCTCTCAGAGATATTAGAGTTCTTTCCATGAACATTGCGCACCTCGTTGTACTCTACATGACAGTTGGCATTCTTTGTGTCATTGCGAGTCGCAGAATAATCTTCGACAAGTGGGTGGACATTTTCTCAGTGATCTTGAGTATCTTCGTCGTCTTGGCCAGGCCAGCGATCTTCACAATTAGGGTCGTGCAATGTCTTTCTCGAGGTGACTTGTGAAAGAAACCCTCCTCCAGCATCGTATCAAGCAGCGCAACGAAGCTGTCGACAATCTCCTCATTCGCGCCGAGACACTGCGCAAGTGCCGCGACGGTGCCCACTCCGACTTGAACACACATATTAGTGACGTGATGACTTTGGCCGTGCAGGCGAACCGTCTTGCCGGGCTCGTGCAGGAGCTTGAAGACGTGGAGAAGTACGGGCCTGGAGGAGGTCGGTGATGAGCATCAAGTACACGAATGTCGACGAGCAAACCAAGCGAGCGTTCGAGACTGTGCGAGAAGAGCTTGATCAGAAGTATCGCAACGAGCTCGTTGAGCTCGAGAAGCGAGCCGTCTTCGGCGACAAGGTCAAGGAAGACAGCAGCTTCTACGATATCAGCAAGGCGACGATGATGCCAGCGTTCAGCTTGATGAGCTGGTGCGCCGACCTCGACGAAGACGAGATTGGTCGTCTTCAAGGGCAGTTCTTGAAGAAGTTCCCCTTCTACAATCTGTTCGCCCAGAAGCACATCAATCACTACGACCGCGGCAACTACAACCTCATGGTTATCCGGAACTACTCGACGATGAGGGACCCCAATGAGGACAAGATCCCTCGCAGCGACCACAGTATCATGCGGAGTTTTGTGGAAGGCTTCATTGCGGCGCGAAAGGCCTACCGCCCGAAACGGAAGAGGTGATGATGGAGGTCCGATTCGATTCCGGCGGGCGTGAGTATGGTGACTTCGGTTCGAGCCGAAAGTGCTCGAGATCCATAACATGATGCGAGAGTGCATTCGCATCTACCTTTGGAAAAATGATACTTCTCGACTATATGGATGAGCGATCGGTGACAGCTTCTTGGAAGCTGTTTGAATTGATTGATCGTATCAAAGAATCAGGCAACACAGAACAGATCATCTATATTGAAAGCTTATGGCCTGACGAGACGATTCAAACAATCTGGCAGAAATCCAGTGTTGAAGAATCGTTCTGGTTCCACCCTCAACAGTTCATCGAATGGTGGATGCTCGGTCTCGTTGTATTCATGAGTCGTCAACCAGCATGAAGAGTTCTTCTTTTGCCTAACTCTGGTAGAGTGGTTTCATGAACGACAAACTGACAGCGGTTCTGCAAGACCTGCCGCCGACCTCGCCCGTGTACGGCGACGCGCTGCGCATTCTCGCTCGACTCGGCGTGCTTGAGACGCCAGGTCTGTCGGTCGAGCGTTACAAAGAAGCACGCTCGTACGTCATCAAGAATCTGATGAGCTGCCTGTTCTCTGCTCAACTGGATGGTCTCTATCTCATCGAAGTCCCGGAAGGCGTATGACATGGCGAATACTCTGAAAGACGGCGAGATCGCGTACATCCAGGGCTCCGGTAAGAAACCGTACGAGCTGAAAAATACCGGTGGCGTCTACAGCTGCTCATGTCCAGCTTGGAAGAACCAAGGAGTCGCCATCGACCAGAGAACTTGCAAACACTTGCGAGTTCATCTCGGCAGCGCGCACGAGGACGCAAGGCTCGACAAACTAAACCGCGCTGAGGTGCTTGCTTGGGCAGATGCTGGAGGCGGCATCCCTGAGGATGGGATCCTTGCCGCGGCGCCGATCGACTCCAATGTCGAGATACGGAAGATCGTCAAGGGGCAGACCATCGCGGAGGCGAAGGGCATCGACCAAAACATCATTCTCAACCGCGCAAAAGAGCAGGGTCGCAAGCTGCGCCCGGACGAGAAGGCGCAACTGAACGGGCCACCGGTGCTGCTTGCTCACAAGTACGAGGGTGACGTCAACCCGGTCGGCTGGTGGTTCTCTGAGAAAATGGACGGGGTCCGGTGCTACTTCGATGGAGAGAATCTGATCTCTCGTCAAGGGAACATCTATCACGCCCCCGCCTGGTTCAAAGCCCTTCTACCCAGGGGCGTCGTGCTTGACGGTGAGCTTTGGATGGGTCGCGGGAAGTTCCAGCAGACGATCAGCGTCGTCAAGCGACTCGAAGCCGACGACCGTTGGCACGACGTGCGATACATGATCTACGACGCCCCGCACCCCACACTCGTCTTCGAGCAACGGATGCAGTGGCTCAAGGACAACGTCACGGAGAACGATAACATTCACGTCGTTGACCAACGACAGATCCTCACCATTGAGCATCTCAAGGCGAATCTTCGAGCCGTGCTCGAACAGAAGGGTGAAGGTCTCATGCTTCGTCAGTCGGGCTCGCTGTACGAGGCTGGGCGGTCCTACACCTTACTGAAGGTCAAGCAGTTTCACGACGACGAGGCGGTCGTCATCGGATACTCGCCCGGCAAAGGCCGTCACAAGGGTGTCGTCGGCGCACTCGAGGTTCGTTTGAAGAACGGCAAGGAGTTCAAACTTGGGACCGGTCTCAACGACGCCGACCGTCGAGACCCGCCGCCGATCGGCTCGACGGTCACCTTCTCATTTCAAGAGCTGAGCGATGATGGCGTCCCGAAGTTCGCAGCTTTCCTGCGTGTACGAAGCTGTGAGTGAGCTTAGAATAGTCCTACGAGTTTGTCAACGTTCAACCCGTCTGGTCACCCTGTCGCAAATGAGCAAGTTTATCTGGATTTTCGTGGGCATGGCTCTCGCCGTGTTCCTGTATACTGCACGCATCGACACAAGGCCGGCGCAGGCGAACAACTCTGAGCCACTCGCTGACCCAAAATGTGTCAAGAAGCGTCGTCAACACGCGTATGACACGTACCAAGCTCATTACGCAACTTCAGGTGACCACGGATGGGTTGACGATCCTATTGATCTCACCATCGTCGAGTGTCTCGAGTGGGAGGCGAAATGACCATCGAGATCAAGAGCATCGCTGGCGCCATCCTGTACTCGGCGGAGGTCGACACGCTGCGCAACGCCGACCTCCGAGACGCACGCCTCCGCGACGCTAACCTCTACGGCGTCGACCTTCGCGATGCCGACCTCCGCTACGCCGACCTCCGCAGCGCACGCCTCCGCGGCGCCAATCTCCTCCGCGCTAACCTCTACGGCACTAACCTCTACTGCGCAGACCTCCGCGGCGCTAACCTCTACGGCGTCGATCTACGAGACGCCAACCTACGAGACGCCAACCTACGAGACGCCAACCTACGAGACGCAAGCCTTGATGGCGCTAATTTTTGCGGCGCCGACCTCATCGGCGTCGACATCAGCGGCGCCAATCTGTTCCGCGCCCGGGGCGTCCCTGTGGGGATCGACTATCTCAAGCCGGTCCGCGAGGATCTCCGTAAGATCCTCGACGCGGCACCGAACGAGGTACCCGGCCTGCTCGCTGCGCTCTGGGCTGGCACGGTCGACGGCGCGCACTACGAAGGCGAGTGTACGTGCCTCGTCGGCACGATCGCGCATCTTCGTCACGAGCATTACACATCTCTCACGCTCGACCTGCTCCCGGACGGCTCTCGTCCGGCCGAGCGCTGGTTTCTCCAGATCTCGAAGGGCGACACGCCGCTCACCAACACGAGTGCGGCGTACGTGGCTGCGGTGATCGCGCAGTGGTTTCTGGATCGCGCGAAGGTGATGACATGACCGCCCCGACATTCAGGCGATTAGCTCGACTCTCTCTGAATGGGTGGGGCGAGAACTTGCTCGACGACGACGACGACGTTCGGCAAGTCACATGGTTGGAGGCCATCGCGAAGTCGTGCCGGACGGCGTACGAGCGTGACTTGGCGAACGGACGGCAGCGCGAGGCGACCAAGTGATGACCGATTCATGGAACGCGAGCGCTGAGCACTGCCAACCATGCGACAACTTCACGCCGACCGAGACGATGTACGGAGCGAACAGGCACGAATGCTTCGCTCCGTTCGATCGCTCGGTTGGGGTTCCTTGTGGGGGCGTCGTGTCCTTCTGCGAGCACTGTCATTCGGACCATCACGAGGGTGGCTACGAAACCTGCGGGGGACGTCGCGGGTGCCGACGCAACCACCCCGCATGCCTCGCGGCGCAGCCGGCCGGCGCAGTCAGTAAGGGAGAGATGACGTGACGACGGTGAGAGGAGGCGGCACGTGAGCCGCTGCAGAGTGACCGCTCGCATTCGCTCGTGGTGGAAGCACCTCGGTTACTGCAACGGCCAACGACAAGGTAAGTTTCGCTCGTGGGGTATCCGCTTTTGGCGAGGCGCTCCGTTCTTCTGGTTCGTAGTTGACAAAAGTAGTTCGGCAAAGCAATCGGATGGTCATTACGCCGAGTGCGAAGAGTGCGCCGCGCCGTCATCTTCACATTCCAAGAGCTGAGTTATGACAGGGTATCAAAGTTCGCAGCTTATGTGTGTTAGAGATTACGAGTAGATCGTTGACCGACGAGCAGTTAATGGTCGGACCGAGTGTAACTGAGACGGTTCGCAATCTCCCTGATATCTGATAAAATGCCTGTATGAGCGAATGGGTCAGAGAGTGCGATGTGAATGATTTCTGGGGCATGCACATGTCACACAGCAAGCTTTCTGCTGCTGACTGTCCCGACTTCTCGGCTGCGTTGGAGCTCGCCGCCTTGATGAGTGAAATTAGCGAAGAGGAATATTGTGCTGGCTGGGAAGTCAGTCTGGAGTACTCTCTCTTCGCCGCAGCGTTCGAGGGGAGATCATACGGCGCTGGTTTGTCAATGAGTCAGCAACATGGTCTCATGGAGCTGTCTCGTCGCTGCGACGGCTGGTGGATCTTCGACCTAACAAAGAACGCGGACGGCGTGTCTTTCGGGCAACGTTACGTGCAGATGCAGGAGTGGACGGAGATGTACAAGTTCTTCTAATTTTGTAACATGTCGAACGTCGCTCTATCACCTGAATATGGATCTTGATATCGGTGAGACGCGCATCGTTCGTGTGAATCTGATTAGGGACGTTCAATAATTCGCGCGACGCACGCACGAGATCTGAAGCGACGCTAACTTAAGCGACATGAGCCGCGCACGTCTGTATCTTGGGATCGTCTTCGCCGCGCCTGTCACCGTCTTGACTGGCCTCTTCTATCTACTGCCATTCTGGGCGCTTGGGTGGTACAGCTATCATGGGGTCGAGACTGCCCCAGCTGACAAGAGCCCGTTGGGTATTGGCCTCGTGTTCACACTCAATGCTGACAAGGCGCCTGACTTCGTCAACAAGTACTGGCGGAACTGGGCTGGTCATTGCGTTGGCTCAACGGTCGTGCTCAAGCGTGCCGCTCAGAATGGGCTCATCACGCTCAATCATGAGTTACACCACGTTCATCAAATGCATACGCTCGGCTTCCTCCAGCCGATTCTTTATGCGGCCTCCTCGTTCATCAGCTACTGCGCTGGCGAGAAGCTGTACAACGACAACGCGTTCGAAGTCGCCGCTCGGCGGGCCGCCGGTCAGGTCGCTGATCCAGCCTCGTTCACGCAAGGTTACTTGCACTGCAAGAACGATGTCAAGAACACGGCGGTGAAACTGTGATCGTCGTCGCGAAGATCGGCTGGGGTCGCTATCACTCGCAGGAAGGCCCTTTTTTTGGTGGCACAATCAAAACACCAATAGCCGAGCGAATCGATTCGTTCGCCAAAAAAGTACTTTCCATAACTGCAGCCGCCGAAGGTGGACATTATGATGCAATCAACATGTACGACAGTGGCCTGCTCAGCGTCGGCGCCATGCAGTTCATCGATGTGGCTCCGCAATTCGGCGTCACGCGCATGCTCGGTGAGGTCGCTGAGAAGTGCGGGCTCGAACCTTTGCTTGAGGCGCTGCAGCCGGCGCTCAATCTGTCGAACGCAAACTTTTTGAAGGTTGGCAACGATTGGCGCTTCAGCACAAACGCTCAGCCGGTCACAACTGTTAGACAGCAGCGTGAGCTCTTCTTTGGCGACGCTCAAGGCAACACCTTTGGCAGTTTCAATGAAGGTAAGAAGAATCGCGCCAAAACGTGGGCGGCTTGTATGGCGAACGTCTGGTACATCCCAGGCGCGGTCGAAGCTCAAAGCGAGTACTGTCTGCGTCGCTTGATGTCTGATTTCACGTGGGGAAGTCTACGTGCTGAGCTGTTCAACGTGAACGTCGTCGACGATGGGTATGTTGGAGCGACTCGAGCTCTGCTGCTCGCGTACGCGGTCAACGCGCCGGCGATTGTTGTCAAGCGTTACGAGATAGCCAAGAACAACAGCAAATCTAAGTTCTCTCCCGATTGGTGTCTAGAGGTTCTGCGAGACGTCGTGGTCAACGGCGGCATCGACGTCTGGAAGGCCCGTTGGTCGGCCAAGATGCCTCTTGTAGAGCGCGCGTTCGGTGTGAAGCTGCCGACGTATGCTGGCCTCGTCGCGCGCTCCTGGGCCGTCACTGCGCCTACTTCGCCGCCGTTGCCGTCGGTGCCTGTTGTCCCCGTGTTTATGACACCCGACCTGCAGCCGTGGGTCGTCTTGGAGGACTTGTCGGTCGTGCCGACCCCGGAGTCTTCGCCGATTCCCTCGGAGCCGTCTATTCCTTCGACACCACCGTCACTTGACGTTGTTGTGCGCCCGAACGGTGGCATCGTCGAGATCATCATGGGTTTCATCAAGATTATGATGGAGGTCGTGCTTCGTGCGCTGGGTCGACGTTAAAGCTTACGGCGCGCTGATCGTCGCGCTAGTAGCGGGGGTCGTGTTTTGCCCTTCGAAACCGCAAACTCAATCTTACGCGTTCGCCGCTAGCTCACGGTGGGGTGAGATCACACAGTACGGGAAGGCGAAGACACCTGTGATCACTGCGATGTTCCACGGTCAAGCAGATCTTGACCTCATCTTCAAGGAAGGCATTGAGAAGTCACTAATTGACCTCGACCGCACGTCGTGCGGGCTTGTCAAGTTGACGATCGTGTGGGACTTCATCCCCGACCAAGCCGGCCTGCTGCGAGCGACCATTCGTGGCGACAACGTTGTGATGGCGGTGCGCAGCTCTACGATGAAAGCGGCCTTCAACAATGAGGATGAGAACCTGCTTGGGCTCACGCAACCCGGCATTCATTGGGTCTTTCTCGTCATCGACAGGATCGACGAGCCTGAGATGGTTGTTTGGGTCGCCGCGCACGAGTTCGGTCACACGATCGGACTCGAGCATGTTGAGTTAGGGCTAATGCAAACATACGCGCCAACGTTCCCGACGACCCCGATTACTTGGGAGCGAGACGATCTACGTGAGTTCTGCAGAGTATGGTCTTGCAAAATCGAGATGTTCAACGACTGTCGAGAGCGCTAGCCCATCGACCAATTAACTGTGCTAGCACACCAAGCAGGTGCGTCGCATCGTTGAACGTCTGGCTCGCGGTAGAGACCTGGCACATGCGGCATGAACGTCGCCTTGAACCATTGGATCATCTCGCTGCAAATGCAGATACCCTCAGGCACTTTTTCGATAAGCGCCATGTCATAGTAATTGTTCTCGAACATGTCACCCCAGTTGTTGACGATGGACTTCTCAGCTTCTTCGAACGTGACGTAGTAACCCCAAGTACGTTGTCTGTTCTTGCCGTAGTCTTCTCGTGACTGGTCGAAGTGTTTGAAGACCGTGACTGTATAGATGATCACTTCTTGTCCGACGTAGGCTTCGGTTCTTCTTTCTTGAAGAGACGTCGCTTAACGAGCTCGAAACCAATGCCGATAATTCCGGTTGCGACCGTCACGAGCGCCGCCGTGATGACGGCTTCTTGGATCTCTTTCTTACCTTGTGTTTCCATCAGTTCCTCAGGTTGTTGAGAGCGGGCATCGGAGGCATGGGACCCTCGATCACCGGCGGCTGTGAGAGCGACCAGATGAACATGACGAGGAGAACGACGAACAGTGTAGCGCCGAACGCTTGAAGGATGTACTTGAAAGTCTGCATTATACAACTACGTTAGTCTACGAGTAACAAGATGCGTGTGTCAGCGTATTCGATGCACTCGGTGAGCGTGTCGTAGGCTTGTTGAGAGGTCAAATCGCAGCTACCATAACAGTTCTTGATGATCGTAAACGTGATCATGTCGAAGATGAGCTCTGCTTCGTGAGCCTTCGCGATGAAGAAGCCCGAGCGGCTGTCGAAGCGATTGCGCGACGCTATCTCGATCCAGTGACCGTTTTGCCAACTCCGCATCAATAGAAGTTTCCGTTGTCTTCGTGCATGTAACGTCTCTCATGCTCGGAGAGATCCTTCGTGACCTCCTCGAGCTTATATCGCAAGTCTTCGAGTTGCTGCTTCAAAGCAATTGCATGCGCAACACTCGGATCCTCTGTAACCTTAATCAGCTCGATAAATGACAACATAACAGTCACGTAGTTCTCGACAAGATACGTCACCATTTCTCTTTGCGAAAGACTAGAGCCAAGCATCGCTGTACCAATCTTGTGTCGCACTCTCAGCAGCTCGTCGAGACATTCACGCGCTGAATTAGACGTGCTTAGACGCCCGACACTAAATAGAAGAACGAGACACTATGCCTTCATAGGCTGCAGCTTCTTTTTAACTGTCATTGACATAGGGTATCGTGAATGTTCGAGAACCTTTCTCTCGAACGCAAAGGATGAAAAGAGGGTTGTTGCTACGCGAGCGCGCTACACTGAACGTCATGAAAAGGTGTTATTTTGCCGGAAGGCCCTGAAGTTCGAAAAACCGCTGATTGGCTGAAGAGCAACATTGAGGGCTGTATCATCCGCAGCATCGACTTCGCAGGCCGCTTCGTCAAGCAACCGATTGAACGACTCACGGAGCTGCAAAACAAGAAGTGCATCAACGTTCGTTGTCGTGGCAAGGTGATGGTTCTTGACTTTGAAGGAGACATCTCGGCCGTCTCAACGCTTGGAATGAGTGGCTTATGGTCGCGTGCTGATGGTAAGCATGCGGCTCTCAAACTCGGCTGCGAATGGCCGCCGACACGTGGCATCATACCGATTTACTATATCGATCAACGTCGCTTCGGCAACTTTAAAGTTGTCGACACTCGTGAAGCAACGTCGAAGTTGGATGAGTTAGGTTGGGATCCTTTACAGGATCCTGGTGGCTACGGAAAGATCTTCGCTCGCGCAACAAAATACGTGAGACGAGTCACACCAATCTGTGAGGTGATGCTCGATCAGAATGTCTTTGCTGGTGTGGGCAACTACATTCGCGCAGAAACAATGTATCGCGCAAAGATTGACCCGTGGAAAAGCTATCGAGACATCGTCTACGCCGACACGATTCGCCTCTGTCAGACTGTTGCTACAGTGATGAAGGAGTCCTATGCCCGTGGTGGAGCCACTCTCGAGAACTTTTATGACGGGGACGGTAACAGAGGAGATCAGGTTGATTTTCTAGAGATCTACGGTAAGACACACGATCCGCATGGCAACCCGGTAGAACGCAAAAAGGACAAGAATGGGCGCACCGTCTGGTACGTACCCGCAGTTCAAACATGAATGACGACCTGAAACTGAAATTTGACCTGTACGTCCGTCGCCTCAGCAACTCTGGCTGGGACGAGATTCTCGAGCGTGGCATGGAGACCGTCAAGATCATCGGTGAGGTCGTTGAGAACCCTGGCCCGATAAACATCACGCGCGCTGCGATGGCCGTGGCTCGCACTCTGTCGGCTAGTGACATCTACTACGCTGAGGTTCTCCCCGTCACCGAGTGGAAGCCGATGTTCCCGACTTGCATCAAGACACAGCTGCTTGAGATCCTTGAGCCGCGGATGACATCTAAATTGCGTGTCAACCGGTCCGGCGAGACGTACGCGTACTTCATCTCCGAGTCTAACGTTCGCATCGGGTGGGTGAAAGGCGGCGATGAAGACCACCACGTCACCGAGATCTTGGCGCACGTCAGCACGTTCGACGAGTCCGTCAAGTTTGCGCGCGAGATGCTCTGGAAAACCGTTGACCTCACTCGTATCGTTCTTACCACCAACGCACCTGACGGGAAGCGCGGGAAGCGCGGTCACAGTGGGTTCGATCAGCTACGCGTTGCGACCGATGACCTCGTTGCGCCGGCTAGCTCCGAATTCGCCACGGAGTACGCTCCATATCTCAAGAAGTGCATGGAGCAGAACGTCAACAGAACCATTCTGTTCTACGGTCCTCCGGGATCCGGGAAGTCCACCATCTCTCGCACACTCTGCGACATCCTGAAGCTTCGTAGCCTTCGTGTGCGTGTTGAAGACGTCGGCGACCTCGGCAGCGAGTCGCTCGGCGAGATGATCAAGATCTTCGACCCTGACGTTGTTATCTTCGACGATCTCGACCGCGCGATCTCGCAGGTTGCTCTGCTTGAGACCTTGGAGAACCTGCATAAGCGCGTGCGTTTCGTGTTCGCGACGGTCAATCACATCAATCACTTACAGCCGGCGCTCCTTCGACCAGGTCGCTTCGATGAACTCATTGAAGTCGCGAAGCTTGACGCGACTGCAGTGCACGGCATGCTCGGCGAGTTCGACGACGCATTCGAAGTCGTGAAAAACTGGCCCGTCGCGTTCGTGAACGAGTACATCATCCGTCGGAAGTTGCTCGGCCCCGAGAAAGCGCTCGCCACGCTCGATGACTTGCAGAAGCGCATAGAGCGTCTGATTGGTAAGGAGTCTGAGAACTGTGATGACGACGAGGACGATTGATAGATCAAAGTTCAACCGCGGTCGCGACGCGACCGTCGCGGCTTCCACACGTAGTTACGAGGCATGCATCTAGACGAGCTACGCGATTTGATTCAACTCGTTCTCTTGGAGGATGAGACGCCAAAGAAGGTAGAGTCACCTCGCGAGGAGCTCATTCTGTCGGCCGAAGACATCATGTTCTCGCTCACGCCGAAGTCTGAGGTGTCTAATCTTCATAATGAGAAGATCTATACACCGTTCCGTCAGCGTAAGATGATGCCGTCCCACACGCGTCTAGAACGCCTTTCTAAGCTGGACCCGTTTGAGGTCATATCGACAGTAAAGTACGGCAGTCGCGACTCTAAGATCGCGCCTCTGACGCTTAAAGCGGATCCTGACGCGTCTGAGATCGTGATTGAGATCATGGCCGACCAAATTTTTCGACACTTCGAGGACGAGGGAGTCGTGGTTGTTTCATGCGTCGACAGCAGTCACGACATGGCCGCGGCGCTAGCAAAAATGGTGGCAACGAAGTTCAACGTGCCGTATCAGTCCATGATCAAGAAGACCATGAATATGAATCTCACGTGGGATGCTGACGAATGGGCGGCGTACGAGGACATGATACGCTCCACAGAGGCGAACGGCAACGGTGAGCCGCTGATGATCAAGGTAAAAGGTGTGAAGAGGCTAGTCACGTCGAGCGAGTATCTTGACGCAGCCAAAGTCGTGCTGAGCAACGAGCTCAGATACGCGAGAAACCTGATCGCGGCCGGGAAGAAGCCGACCATGGCTGGAGGGGTAAACGTCAACACAGGTCATAAGAGATTCTTCAACTTCTTTGATGACATCATAGACGACGACCTGGCGATCGGGTCTAAGATTTTGATCGTCGACGACAATGTCGACAGCGGCTGGACGCCGTACCATGTGGCAAAACGAGTGCGAGCCGCGGGCCTCAAGCCGTTATTTGCGGCTGGTTTCAAAATGATGCACTTCGTAAAGAAGAAGAAGTCAGCCGCGACACAAGCACACGTCGCGACTCCTGAATTAGACAAGCTTATCACTGACACGGGGCGCTTGGCAGATGAGTTTGCCGTTGATCTCTTCCAGATTGGCAGCATGCTGATGGCGATGTCCGACTCCATGAAGTACGGTGTGGAGGCCGCCGAAGTCTTCGAGGTGATGAAGGCTAGCCCGGCCGAAGTCGAGCTCAGAGACATCGACACAGATAGTATCGTGAGACTGTATGGCGATGATCTTACCCCCGAGCAAGCGCATCATATGTGGGCGACAGCGTGAAACCGCATCGCGACAGTCAAAGCGCTCTTCTTCAAGACTGGCATCTCTTTCAGAACCGGTACTTACCGACTAGGAGATGTATGACGTTCGCGATGGTAAAGAGGAAGAGTAACGCATGCACACGGAGTGCTTACCAAGTGCACGTGTCGACATTTCTGACGACGGAGGACGCGACGAACGTCGTCGACCTCGCGGAGCGGAAGCTGCGTCGCTTGGCTGCCACTCACACTGACGCTGACGTGCGTCGTCTGGCTTTTCGAATGTTGGCAGACTACCTCAAGGGTTCCATCGCGATCGCTTGGGAGCAAGGTGTGGTCCCTGTGTATTCTTTCCTCAAACTTTAGGCCACAATTCGTAATGAAGTATCTTGAAGATGGTGCTTCCGCAGACTTCAAACATCGCCGCTAGCTCCTTTTGAGTATGCTCGTTAGTGGCGTACAGCAAACGGATTCGATCGACCTTTGTCTGCGTCAATTTGGCATTGATGTTCTTTTCACCAAGTATAAGCTCACGCTTGAAAGCAAGTTGTTCTGGTGTGTCCTTGCGCCCATAGTTGTGACAGTCAGAGCCACGCCTACCATACTGCCAACTCTTTTCTCCCAAGCGCGATTCACTCCATTTGACAATCTGTTCAGGTGAATGCTTCTTGCCAAAGAACGGATTGCCTTCACCGCTCATACTTGCTCGATGCTTTTCGGAATGTCGATGACCGCTAGTTCCATCGCCTCCGCGAGTGAAGTTACATCACCATCGATCAGCGTTATCAAAGCGATATGTTTTGTGCACGGCGATCATTTCGATCTCAAAATCAAGAGCCATACGCTCGTCTTTTGTTGCGAACACGACCTCACGAACGTGCTCATATTTCGCAGCTACCCGCTACCAATACAGATTTCTCTTTCGCTCTCTGACACGTGATTCGTTACCTTTGCCGACGTAAAAGCGCGCGCAATTTCCTCAGTCGTCCAATCAATGTAAGTGAAGAATACCACAGAACGAACTTAGACAAGCGACTAAGATCCGTCGCATGTTCGACGGAATGTTCAAGAAGGAATCTGGCCGGCCGCGCGTTGGGCGTTCGGTCATCCTGCGTGGCAAGGACGCGGTAGGACCCCTGAAGAGGGGTCTAGACCTCGCAGTGGACACCGTGGGTGCCACGATGGGTCCGCGTGGCAAGTGCGTCATCATCCAGGGTGAGGAGGGCGAGTCGCCTGTCGTCACCAAGGACGGCGTCACGGTCAGCAAGGCGGTCGATCCCGTCGATCCCGCCGAACGTATGGGAGCTCAGCTCGTTCGTGAGGCTGCTAGTCGCACCAACGACGAGGCCGGTGACGGCACTACGACAGCTAGTGTGCTCACCGGCGCGCTCGTCAACAGCGTCATCAAGTACGCCGCAGCCGGCATGGAGCCTTCGGACATCAAGCGAGGACTGGACGCGGCGACCGCGCGTGTCTTGAAAGAGCTCGCGAGTATCGCGGAGCCCATCAACACCGAAGAGGCGCTGAGAGACATCGCGACGATCAGTGCCAACGGAGACGTCGAGATCGGTGAGCTCGTTGCGCGTGCGGTGCACAAGACCGGCGTCGACGGAGTCGTAGCTGTCGAGAACGCGCGGTCGGCGACGACGACTCTCGAGATTGTTGAAGGCCTCCGCTTTGACCGAGGCTATCTCAGCCCGTACTTTGTCACAGATCAGGAGAAGATGCGCGCATCTTACGAGGATTGTGTCGTCCTCATCACCGATCGTAAGCTGTCCTCCTTAAAGGAGCTCATCCCGCTGCTCGAGGACTGCAACAAGGCTCAGAAGCCGCTGCTTATCGTCGCCGACGAGATCGATGGGGATGCCATGCAAGGCCTCGTGCTCAACCGAGCTCAAGCGAATCTGCGTGTCGTTGCGGTCAAACTCCCCGGGGCTGGCTCCGACCGCGACGCTCAGATGCGCGATCTCATCGCGCTGGTCGGCGGCGAGCATCCCACTCATTCCAGTGGTCGCAAGGTCGACGAGACCAAGCTGATTCATGTCGGTCACGCAAAGAAGGTGGTTGTCGACTCCAAGGTGACCACCATCGTCGGTCGCGCAGACGCTAGCGATCGTGTTGCTGAGCGCATTACAGAACTGCGCGGCCAGATCGACGACGCCACCCTTTCGAAGGAAGAAACAGACGCCGTTCGTCGACGCCTCGCCAAGCTCTCCAGTGGTGCGGCCATCGTGCGCGTCGGTGGCGCCACCGAGCTCGAACTGGTTGAACGCAAGTACAGGCTGGAAGACGCACTTCACGCTGCAAAAGCAGCGCTTGAAGAAGGCGTTGTCCCAGGTGGCGGCGCAGCACTCTTCAAGATCCAACACGATCTTCAGATGTACAACGAAGATGTCAAGGAGATCCTCGCCGACGGGGGTGCCGTTGCTTGTGGATGGAAGGCTGTCTTCGACGCCTGCAAGGCTCCTCTTCGACGCATCGTCGAGAACGCGGGACAATCACCCGACGTCGTCTGTGACAGGATGAACAGTTTGGCGTATCGAAGCGATCCGACCGCAAACGTCGGCTGGGACGCTGCCGTCGGTGAGATCAAGGATCTTCGCAAGGCAGGCATCATCGACCCCGTCAAGGTGTCGCGATGCGCCTTCCGGAACGCTTCTAGCGTCGCCGGCATTTTCCTACTTTTGGACGCAATTGTGCATGAGCCTGTCAAGGAATAACATCTTCTTTGTCTACGTGGATTGGACGCTTGAAAATACGCCTCGACCATTTTATGTCGGGAAGGGTACACTTTCACGGGTTCAAAGATCTGAACGTAACGTCTATTGGAAAAATATCACTCGCAAATACGGCCGACGACGCGAAGTCGTGCTTGCTACAAAAGATGAAGCATACGCCTTCACAGAAGAAATCCGTTTCATCGCGAAGTTCAAGACACACGAAAGCTCTGAGTCTGAATCCTGGGGAGCAAATCTCACTGTCGGTGGCGAAGGAGCCACCGGATGGAAACCTTCGCGCGAATGGATAGAGGCGAGATCAGGGAGCAACAACCCAATGTATGGGAAGAAAAGACCTGAAATCAGCGAAATGATGATGGGAAATTCCAATCCCTTCTTTGGACATACTCATTCAGACGAATGGAAACGTCAGAAAAGTGAATCCATGAGTGGTGCAAAACATCACGCATATGGAAAGTTACATTCTGAGGTGACACGTAAACGTATAGGCGAAGCTGTGAGTGGTGAACGAAATGGCATGCATCAAGCAGCTGAAAATCACCCGAACGCTTGTCTGACACGTGAACAGGTAACCGAAATTCGACTATGTTATGATCACACGCGACACTTGCCTCAAGCGGATCCAACTCGGATTAGCTATCGACAGCTTTCAATCGAGTTTGGCGTTTCCAAAGGTCACGTTGCCAACATTGTCGCAAAACGCTATTGGAAAGAAGAATAACATGAAGCCCGGTAACAACATCATCATCGTGTCTGGTTCGCGTTTTCGTCGCATCTCCGAAGATGGGAAGCGTCTGCTCGATCAGACCATGCAGGAAGGCGCCATCGTCGAGTACGACACCAAGGCAACCGTGCTTGGTGTCATCCAGAACGCCGACAAGGGAAAAACAGCATACATGGTGGAGCTTGTTCACAACAACGTGAAACTCTCCGGTTGGGTGTGGGGATATGAGTGCACTCCAGGGAAGTAATTCAAGTACATGATTACAACATCGTTAAGATGCGTGGCTTGATTGGAATTGCGAGCAATGTGAGTGGCACCCACTTCCTGGGTGCCTAGACTAGAGCCGTGCATGACGTTGCTTGTGGTTAAGCACACGCATCTGTGGCCTACTAAAATGTGGTACAATTCGTCCGACGACGACGACACGCTCGTCATGGTGACTTCCGTTCTCACGCCGGGTGACATCTGCGGAGTGATCGATGTGCTTGACGACGAGGACTTAGCCTTCAATTGCACGTACGCCGCCCTGGTCGTCTGTTCGGAGGGCATCGGCTGCATTCTCGCTGACGCGAAGTACTTCCGACTGCTATGACTTGCTTGCCACATGTTGGCGACGTCTATCAAACTTCTCTCCACGATGCTCGTGTCTTGATCTGTCTTGAGATTCGCGAGTTAAGCTGGGGTTTTGGAACGAATTACACGTTTTTCGTTTTGGATGACGGAAACAACTCTGAGCACCGTGGCAGTAGCTTCCGCCACTGGACCTCGGGATCTTTCACGACGTCCGACATGCGAGAGGCGATGAAATCATTCTCGTTCGAAAAGATTGCGAGCACAACACAGCTTTGATCGTCAAGGTCACATTACAATCGTCGTGACAGGTAAGTATCCAACATGGCAATCGCAGATGACTTCAGTGTCGCCGCTAACGGTGAAATTCGATACACGGGGACGACCAGCAACTACACCGTCATCGCGTTGCACCGCTGGCTCGGTGACCTCATGGATGACGCCGCCGCCGCTGGCAACGACATCCTCGACATCACGGATGCGACGGCCTCGGAGCGCTCGACCGACAACATCATCACGCTGAACACGCCGTACAACATCGACGATACCGCAGCGCAGCACTTGTTCGACGGGTCGATCATCCAGAACAGCGGTGCCGACATCTATGACGGCATCCTCATGTTCGCCGCTACTGGGACGCCGCTCCAGATCTTGCAGAACGGCAAGCCTGCCTACCCGAACTTCTGGGACACAGGCATCAACGCCGACTCGGCAGCTGGTATCTCGCATCGTTTCATGCTCAAGACGCGCACGAGCGGAGCGGACATCGACGGTCGCCGTCTCGTCGGGCAGACACGTTCGACCGGCTTCACTTATTCGGAGTTCAAGATCAACGGCACGTCGCGAGGCAACAACGTTCTCGCACTCACGTACGCAGCTGACCTGAACAACGCGACCGCCGAGGCTTCCATTCGCGGCTACACGACGATCACGAACACACAGGGCTACCGGCTCCTTGATGTGAACAACGACACCGTCAACGAGCCGTACTACGCGGAGTGGAACAGGGCCGCACTCTCGATCAACCAGTTCTACGAGCGCCACAAGTGGCTTCACCGTGAATCTACGATCGAGAGCTCATGCGCGGACTCTGGTTCAGACTTTCAGGTTGGCAACGCAACTGTCATCGGGCAGGCACAGTCTTTCGTCAACGGCGTAAACGCGCAATATTTGACACGCGTACGTGTGAAAATGAAGAAGACGGGTTCACCCACGGGTAACCTCACGGCAAAGCTCTACGCTCACTCGGGTACGTTCGGCACGTCGTCCATCCCCACTGCCGCGGCGCTTGCGACTTCTGTCAACTTCGACGTTTCGAAACTAACGACTGCATACATCGAATACGAGATCGCATTCCTCACGCAGTTCGAGATGCTGGCCTCGACGAACTACACGATCACGTTCGAGAAAGCGGTCGGCGACGGTTCGAACTACGTCCAGATCCAGGGCCTCGCGGCGACCGGCACCCACACAGGCAACCGTTCTCAGCTCGTCGTGGCTACGTGGACGGCAACGGCAGCGGACGACCTGTACTTCAAGGTCTATGCGAGCCCGAAGCAGTACGGCATCCCCGGCGAGGTCTTCCGCGGAGTCACGCACGAGGTTGTGATCGACACGCCCACCGGCACCTTCGCTGCCGTGGAAGCGCTCTCGTGGACGGGTGGCACGGGGCAGCTCCTCGCCATCAACAGCACCACGGCAGGCACGAAGCTTTGGATGCAGCTACTCACAGGAGTCGCGCCCACAGATAATCAAGTCATCACTGGCGGGACATCGGCTGCCACATGCATGGTCAACGTGACAGTCACCGAGCGAACTGTTGCGACGCCCTCTGTTGGTGCTTCCACTGGTACAGCACTCATCGGAGCATACGGCCTTGGCGTTGAAACATCTGACCTGTCCGCTTCAGACAAGGTCACGGACCTCGACGGCACCCTCCGTGTACCGCCAAACAACGTTACATTCACTGTTGGAGGTCTCATCTCCGGCGAGGATCGCACACTTGTTGCACCCCTCGGCTACTCGTTCGCGTACGACGCGGAGGCCGGCGGCCCGTTCCAGCTCGGAGAGACGCTCACGTTCACGAGCCCAGCGGGTACAGGGTACCTCTCCGCACTCACTGACGACGGCACGACGGGCCGGATACAGATCCGTCTCCTCACTGGGTCGCCGCCCGTCGACAACTCGACGATCACTGGCGGAACGTCAGCCGCCACGGCCGCCGTCAACGGCACGGTTGTCGCGAGCGAAGACCCTCGCCAGCTCCGGCTCAATACGACGCTCAACGGCGCCGGCGTCCTGGCAGTGGTCTGCACCTCGGCCATCCCCACGGACACGCCCTCGACAGGCACAATCCGCATTCAGCTCAACAGCGGAATCTTCCGGCGCGTCGCGTACACGTCCTACACGGGTTCGACGTTCACGATCGGCTCGACCAACTTCGTCGCTGACCCCGCTACTGGTGGCGCCGTGGAAGCCGGAAACAGCATCTTCATCTCCTATGTTGACTTGTTGGCAGTCGCAGCCACTGCGTCGTTCACGGGCGTTTACCTCGCAGATCGTAACCTCTTCGTTCGAGTTCGCGACGGCGGAGGCACGCCGATCAAGACGTTTGAAACCGTTGGTACTCTCGGATCAAGCGGAGGTTCTACGACAGCGATTCGAACCGGAGACACGTGATCTATGCCGGCGATTCGTGACTGGACGTTCAATTACGGCACGGTAACGAGCGCTACAACAATTGTCGCGACGCTTCCGGTCCACGCCGAGAACGACCTACTTCTAGCCATCCTCTCGGCAGACACCGGAACGACGCAAGCGTGGTCCCTGGCTGGCTGGACTCAGCTCTTCAGTGTGTCCAACACGAGCAACCTGGCGATCTTGTACAAGATCGCCGGAGCGGCCGAGACCGATCCGACGTTCACGTATACGATCGCAGAGACGGCAAACGTTCACCTCTTGTCAATTCGTGATGTGAACACGGCCACGCCCTTCAATGGGACGGGTGGCGCAGGCGCGGGCTACCGCACTGCGAGCAATTCTGCTGCTCGCGTGGCGATGCCGGTCCTTACTACGACGGTCAATGACTCGCTTATCCTCTTCCTCATCTCGGATTCTGCTGCGGTCGTCCCCGGTGTGCTTCAGGGCGCCTGCACGTGGGAGGACGCATCAGACGGCTCCGCTCACTCGGACGGATTCTCGTGGGGCATGGTGCGGACCGCGGGTGCGGTCGGTGCTGCCGTCTTCGC